GCCTAGCCCCACGCATTACGCGGGCTTGGATTCTGATTCTCTTACGCTCGTCTACGCTATGCGTATCCTTCGCAGAATCCTCTCCAACCATACGGGTGGTAGTCACGCCCGTATCTTGAAAAATAATCTCATCTTCTGCGAGAGCGAGACACACCCTGTTGACGCTATCTTAAACTCGCACCCTCATTTCGGTGTGTCCTCAGCACACCCGTTAATCTGCACAGTTTGTATGGATTCTGCTCATGTGCACATACGCACGTGAGGACAGAGCGGATTCACATAGAAAGAGGGTAATATTCCGACTTGTCTAATGTACTATCTAAACATTATACAGTAATATATAGAAGAGAGACTACAAGAATAATACAATTGTCAATCATACAAATGAATAATCGGAAACCTCGGACAATTATCTTTAACACACTAGCATATCTATGCTCGAAGTTGACATCAGTTTAGTAGCCTTGACTATATAAACCGAGATTGAAACTAATGCCATGAAAGAGTTGATTACCTCTGACTTTGCTTTGACAACGAATGACATCTTGAGTAGTGTGAGTATACACTGCTTGACTTGCTGTGTCCCAATACAAGTGGACATGGATGCTTTTCTTTACAGAGAGTGTGTGGATGGGGAGATGACTGAGAACTACAACATACAATGTGACTGTGATGCTGACGAACAACCTTGCCTTGTGCTACGCACTCATGTACTAGAGGTGGAAGAATGAGTTTAACTTACTGCCCTAACTGTGGTTTGAATCCAAATCACCATCAGCCCGACGAACAACAAATATGGGAGAGCGACTATGTGAAAGAACATGGTCTGTGCCACTATTGCGTTAATGTAGGAACAGGTGATGATGAATGAGTAGTACACACACTAGTAATACTCTTGGCTACATGCGTGGGTACTTTAGATTGAAGAGAGAGAATGCTGAGTTACTCAAACAGGTTACACAACTACAAGTTTTATGTCGTACACTTGCAGATGAAATAGAAGGTGATTGTTAATGGGTACACGCTGTAACATACGTGTTGTTCAAGACACAGGTGATGAGTTGTGGTTCTATCGTCACAATGATGGTTACCCACAGGAAGTTATACCTAGCCTCACACCCTTGATGGAGAGATTGATAGACGGTACTGTTAGACCTAACGTGAGTCAGTTTTCAGGTTGGTTAATTGTATTAGGACATGAACAACGCACACCTTCATCACACTATGGCGGTGGTAATGCTGAACTTGATTGGAAGGTAGGACACTACGAGCCTACCACATGTATGCATGGTGATATAGCATACCTATACACCATTGACCTAGATTCAAAGTCAATACGTGTCACATGTGCGTTTGGTAATATGCCGGATGAGGATATAGATTACATTGAACGCACAAAGACAGAGATATGGCAGAAGTACAGGCAAGCGGGACTAACAGGCGATGACCTCCTAGATTCTAATTGGATACACTATGACACATATGAATGGTATCTAGGAGAATACGAAGTGGAGAGGTTTTTCTCATTGAAACAAGTAATCAACTTTATGCAAGATTGCGACATACCTGAGTTAGGTGATGATGAATGAGTTACGAGTTTGTGATGATAACTTACGTTGTGCGTGATGGAGACAAGGAACACATAAACCACTACATAATGACGAAGAACAATGCAGAGAAGCACGATGTTGATTTGATACACATGATGTATTACTTGGATGGTTTTGATACAGATGAGGATGATGAGGTCAATGCAGAGCACATACTGTTACACATGTTAGAACATGAGGAAACACGTGGTTGGGTGACTACGGACTGGGGCATGGTAAAGGTTGTTAGAAAAGAACCAATGAGCCGTGAGACTAAGGAACTGTTCAACAGTTACGGGGTGTACTGAATGAGTATACACAACGAGATAATGATGTGGAGAAAACACATAGCAAAATGCAGAGAGCAAGATGCTGACTATATAAACCGAGATTGATAAGATAAGGGAGAGATTAAGATGGCTATGAATAAAGAACAGAAAAGAGCATACGGTGAAATGAAACAGAAAGAGAATAGTGAGCGTTGGTTCGATAACCTTAGTGCTGCTATCATTGACAACAAGATACCATGGCGTAAACCATGGAGAGGAGGCACTGCAAGTATGCCGCGTAATTTAGTAAGTAAGAAAGCATATCGTGGTGGTAATGTGATACAATTATGGGTAGCAGGTATGACTAATGGTTGGTCTGACTTACGATTTGCTACACGCAAACAGTTGTTAGCAAAGGGTTACTCAATAGAAGGATTGACTAATGACAACGCGGTAAACATACAGTTCTTCAAGCGTAGTAAGTTCACTGTTGAGAACGAAGATACAGGAGAGGAAGAGACACGCAGCAGATGGTTAGTACGTTGGTACTCTGTATTCTGTGTTGAACAGTGTGTAGATTACGTAGCACCTGAGACTGATGAAGAAGTGGTAGTAGTGCCTGAGTCTGAGATGATGGTTCACTTCCAAGAGTATATTGATTCACAAGATACACTAGACTTACACCGTAAAGGTGTACGTGCATACTACAACCTAAGTAAAGATGAGATTGTTATGCCTCCACATGAGTCATTCATATCACCTATTGGTGAAGTGATGACTGCATTCCATGAGGCTATTCATAGTACGGGTCATGTCAAGAGAGTTGAACGACCACTCAAGTCTAAGTTTGGTTCACCTGAGTATGCCTTTGAAGAATTGATTGCTGAAATGGGGCAGTTAATCGTGACACTCACACTAGGTGGTGAGTTCAAACCTGATTCAGTGGTTGAAGATAATGCTAACAGTCAGGCTTACCTTAAGTCATGGTTGGCTGCGTGTAAAGATAAAGATAAGGCTCTCAGTCAAGCGTTTAGCAGTGCTCAAAATGCGGCTGACTATATAATAAACAGTATACAAAAGGAGGAAGAAGAATGAATGATGAAACAATGAATGATGAAACAATGAATGTTGAAATATATGGGATGGGTGATGAACCACCTAGAGTGATTGATAAAGAACCTGAGTCAAAGATAGAAAACTTGAATGTGCATGATAATCCTATGGAAACAGCACAGCATATCATTAGAGCGATTGCTGATTATGATGAGGACTTGTATGAATTAGTCATGTGCAAACCCGCATCATATCCTGATGAAGAGGATGACAAGTACCACGATGGTACTGCTGACTACGATAACGATGTGGATTGGGCTGAGTTACACTCACTGATTGGGGCGTTACAATATATGTCAGAAAGATATTACAAGGAGGAAGAAGAATGATTGATACAACTAGATTTATACCGAGCAACGAAGATATGCACAAACTAATCAAAGCCTTTGCGTCAGTTCACGTAGAGAATGAGAAAGATGACATCGGGCCTAACAGACCTGACGCACCATTCTTTGAGAGAGTAGCACGCATGGATAGTATTGATGAAGAAGATTACATCGAGATGGCTGATAGATTCTATAAATACATTAACACACAACTACCAACTATTCAACACATCGCTGGCTACCCACCTGAAACAGATTGGTCTCAAGCACTTATTGTATTGAAAGAGAAAGGTGAGAAGGCTAGGGCTGCTAGACTAGAACGTGAAAAGATACTTGCACAATTTGAAAGAGATAGAGGAGATATACGCCGTTTGTTTATGGATGCGGTGAAGAAGTTACAATGTGAATCAAGCATTAATGCTTTTAATGTATCTTTTGTTAGAGTATTACCTGAAACAAACATGATTAGTTTTGCCACGCAGTTGGAGGAACTAGGTATGACGTCAGCCGAGGCTCTAGCCGAAGTTGCTACATGGATGCGTAAGTATGCAAAGATGATAGTCTCCAATAATCAGTCAAAAATAGTCCAAATTGAGGAATATGAAGAGGTTTGGTACAGCAGAAACGACCCTCACCAACGTTATCCGCGTAAAAGTAAGAGGTTAGCATTGGATTGGGGTACACGTGACTCAGACCTGTATAGGACTCTAAAGAACAAGATACCCTTCCCCTCATTCAAATGGGATGGGGAGAAAATGTCAGTAGCACTTGATGTTATGGTGATTAATACTGCTGTTAAAATACTACAAGAAATGGGCTATTTTACCCATGTAATAGAAGTTTTTGCATCAAAACTTGAAGCAAGTCAACCCACACCTACTAACAGTAGTGGTTATAGTGCCACCTTAAAATCAGATGCTATAATACTCAAAGTTCCATTCGATGATACTAATTCAAGGGCTGTAATTAAAAATGTAAATGGTAGGAAATGGTTAGCAGACATCAAAGCATGGTCTGTTCCTCTATCGGAAGCAAATGTGTTGATTAAAAAACTAGGTGAGAAAGATGTGTTTGGTGAACAATCAAGTCAGAAACAGAAACTACTCGCTGAGGTAAATAAGATAGAAGAAGTCAAAACATACCTCATGGGTAAGGCTGAGAGAATAGCAATCAGTGATGCTACCGCTTTACATGACGATGATTTAGTCAAGGACATGAAAGACAGACTAGCAGCAATGTTTCCCGCAGGTCGCGAGTTATATCCTTTCCAATACGCTGGTGTTAGGTTTGCTGAGTTAGCAGATGGGAGATGTCTCATTGGTGATGACATGGGTGTAGGTAAGACCATCCAAGCAATTGCATACTCAGCCTTACATCAGGAACATTGGCCTGTAATTGTGGTATGCCCTGCTAATCTAAAGTATAATTGGGGCAGAGAAATTAGCACTTGGCTACCTAACTCAACTGTTCAAGTGGTAAAGAATGGGAAGGTGGATTTAGAAGGCTGTGACTTTACCGTTATCAACTACGACTTAGCAACTAGACAGAAGGATAACTTAGATGCTTTAGGTGCTAATCTAATCATCTTCGATGAATCACATTACTTGAAGAATAGTAAAGCCAAGAGAACTATTGCTTGTGTATCCGTAGCAGAGAATGCTAACTCAGTTATATGTCTCAGTGGTACACCGATTACTAACAGACCAATTGAACTATTCACTACGCTTGAGATGATTAAACCTGCTGAATACAAGGGCAACTTCTTCCCTTATGCTAAAAGATATTGTAATGCTCATAACAATGGTTGGGGTTGGGACTTCAACGGTTCATCCAATGTTGAAGAGTTGCATGAGAAACTAAGAGATATTATGATACGCAGAATGAAGAACGATGTGCTTGAAGAGTTGCCTGATAAGATTAGACAGTTCATTCCAATAGTACCTAGTACAAAGTATCTAGCAGATTATAGAAGGCTTGCTAGACAATGGCTCAGTGAGTATGACTACTACAAGACAGCAGGTGGTATGCCAGCAGGGTTTGTATTGAATATGCTTACTGCACTTAGACATGCTGCTGGGCAAATGAAAGTACCTGCTGCTGCTGATTGGATAGCAGAGTACCACGACCAAAACCCTGACAAACCTATCATAGTATTCCACCATCACAAAGATGTAGGAGAAGAATTGATTAAACTATTACGCACTGATAAAAGATTCAGTGGTAGGAGATGGAGTACAATCAACGGTAGTACCCCTGCTGAAAAGAGAGATGCTAGAGTTCAGGCTTTCCAAGCAGGTGAATTAAGTGGGCTTATCTGTTCAACGATTGCTGCTAAAGAAGGATTGACTCTTACAGAAGCAGACACAGTAGTGTTCATAGAAAGAGAATGGGTATCAGGTTGGGAAGAACAAGCAGAAGATAGAGTCAATCGTATAGGACAAGATGCTGATACAGTACACGCAGTATATCTATCAGTTGTTGGTACTATTGATGAGAAGTTTGATAGAATCGTAGAAGATAAGAGAGAGGTTGTAAGTGCAATCTTAGATGGTACTACACATGAAGAAGGTACTAAGTCAGGGGTAGCAAAAGCATTACTGCAAGCAATGGTTGATGCGGGAGACATACCAGCAGGTATGATGAAAGACATAGGTGTTGCTAAACCTAAGTCACACACAGGAGAGGAAGAAGAATGAACCTTGGCTATATAAACCGAGATTGAATTAAGTGGTGATTAAGATGTTGTTTGATTGTGAGTTTTGTAATGAAAAAGGAATGGAATTAAGTCTAGGGACATACTTAGCACCCTCAGTATTCTATGGTGGTGAGCCTAAGGAAACAGACATTATCGTAATGAAATGTATTGAGTGTGGTGTGCATGAGCCTTGTGATGATGATGATTTAATAGGCTTCATCATGCAGATATTAGGTGAGACTAACTACCAAAAAGCGATGATAAAAACACTACAAATATTGTGGAAAGAAACATACATGAAGGAGATGATTGAATGAAGATAGACTTAAGCGAAACAAAACCTGTGTATGAAATACACATTTGGTATGAAATATCAGAGTGTAAAACCTGCGACCATATGTCGTTAGGTGAGTTTGATGACTTTGAAAAGTTCGACAATAAAGATGAGGCGATAGAAGCGTATAACAAATTAGATTGTGCATACAAAATACTCATGGAATATGCTGGTGATGATGGTGATTGGTTAATGCAATGTGCACCCAAAAGGCGGAACATGCTACAAGATAGTGGAGGTGATGATGAATGATTGACACAGACATGGCTGAACAAATACTGCAAGGTGATGACACACACCCTGACATCCCATGTCATAACAGCAGGTTACAGGCGTTGGGACTAGAGATGCTCGCAGAAGTCAAGCGGTTGCGATACCACCTTGACTTGATGATAGAAAAGTTCGGTGAAGCATACCTTATTGAAACATTGATTGAAAGAGGTGAAGAAGAATGATTGACACAGACACAATTGAAAAATACATACTTGGTGGTGAATGGGAGAACCAATACCCACAAGTAATAGAATATCTGCTCGCAGAAGTCAAGAGGTTGAAAAAAGAACTAGCGTTTTACACAGACAACTGCACTGTTGTGTGGATGCTCGATGATGTCTTGTCCGTTGATAACACATTGTCAGATGAACAAGCATCGTGGGTTCTTGAAAGAATGGAACACAAGCACGACGCTTGCTTAGGTATCAGTTGGGACACGATTGAGTTTTGGATTAGCGAGGTGAAGAAGAATGATTGACACAGACAAATACGAAGGACATACAGTAAATCGTAGGGATAAATTGGGAACTTTTGCTGGTACTGATATATATGTATGGACTTACTTTGCTCAAGAACTTCCGAGTTGGACGAGTAAAGCGGATTTCCTATTGGTAGAAGACGCACCACTTCTCCTAGCAGAATACAAAAAACTACGTCAGTTTGCTAGGCTTAGTAATTACAGTTTTTCTGAATCATTACCTGAATTGATGCAAGCACTTGTAGATGAGCGAGCAGAAGTCAAGCGGTTGCGTGAAGAACTTGACGAGGTTTATCAAGAGAGAGATAAATACGAAGGTGCTTTGAACATAGCACTTGAACACTTAGGCTATCAAGGTGCAGACCACGAATGGTTTTGCAGAGAGAAGTATCAATGCAATGTGTATGGTGATGAACTACTAACAAAGGAGGAAGAAGAATGATTGACACAGACAAATACGAAAAACATACACCTATGTGGTATTTAGATGGTGACTCAGATGGATGGTGGATTCTATCTGACTTCACTACACATAATGATTGCGTAGTAGCGGAAGTGCGGTCAGAAAACGAAGCCGATGCACAACTCATGGCAGACGCACCTGACTTACTCATAGAAGTCAAGCGGTTGCGTCGTCTATGTAATACATTATTCACCTATGCACATAGCATTGAAACCGGACAATCCACCATCGAGAAATCCAATGGAGAGCCTCTAAGCACAATAGATTTTGAGAAAGATATGACTTGGGTGAATTGGGGTGAAGAAGAATGAATCTAGTTAATGTAATACCTGCTGTATTAGTATTTGGGATATTTATTACTTTGATAGGTCACCTGTTATTTGAATCATTCATATACTCTCGCACCCGTATGAATTGATGATAGTCGTTGTTTGCGATTATATGAGAGTGATTAGAACATTGACTATATAAACCGAGATTGAATGAAAGAGTGGTAACTATGACAAATAAGAATTGGATTAACTTTGCTAGATACAGTTCCCCACCAATAGGTAAGGGTAGGATGTATCAGTGTGAACTGAATGAACAAGAGGGTGAATTGATATTGAGTATAGACCTTGATGGGACTAGATTTGAAGGTAAACTATACGATATAGGTATGATATTAACGAAGGAGGAAGAAGAATGAGTTACGGATATGAACCTAGTCCTAAACCAGCATGGTGGAAGGAACTAACTGAGAAAGAGCAGATAGAGTGGTATAATGGTTACATTAAAGCACTAAAGGATGTAATTACTTACGGTAATAGTAACATAAACGGTGACCTTGAAGATGCGAGGCGAGAGTTATTTTTACTAACAGGAAAATACGAAAGAAACACCGATAAAGAACCCACAATGTTAGATGTGATTATGAAAATGAGTAGTAACATTGTGAGATATGAAAAGGGGGAAGAAGAATGAGTATGAAGGGTAAGGCAAAAAGAGGGCGAAATTGGGATAATTTACAAGAAGAGTTCGTTTATGAACTAGCAGAAACTAGAATGGCAAACGGTGAATTGATGGGTTTACCTGCCATAACAATGTTCTATAATCAAGAGTTTAATGGTAAATATGATGATTGGATTGAGCGACCAGTTAGTGCTATCGCTTCTAGGTTAAACAAAATACGTGCTAGAAAGAAAGATGAGATGTTAAGAGAAAAACGTAGACAAGCGTTAGCAAATCAAAGAGAAAATTATCAGCGTGAAATAAATGAGACGATTGAAGAAATAACTCCTAAAAATAAACACATGACACTAGATGCACATAAAAGATTACTAAAATCTGAACGTCATGTAAAGGGTGCAGAAACTAAAAGAGAGTTAGCAAAGACTCATCTAAACTTAGGTAAAACTTGGTCGATGGATGACAAGATATACTTGTATGAAAATTGGGATATTGATGGTATATTTGGTGCAAGTACTATTTCTGACCATGCACAAGAGGTAGCGGATACTCTCAGTAGGACTCTTGATTCTTGTCGCACTAAACATTACGTTTTATCGAGAGATAAAAAGTTCTTGAAGAGGTACGAGGAAATGTATGGTATTCGTAAGGATGGTGTATTTAAGAAATACATGGAAGAGAAAAATGAAGTAAAAACTCTTGAAGATATTGTTGAATACCGAGGCTTCACCTCACTCTTCTTCCGTCTGTATACATGGTCTAAGAATAGGAAAGACCGTAAGAGGATGAAGAAAGAACTAAAGAGACAGGCTCAAGAAAAATACAGAAGATATGTGGAGGACTTAGAATGATTGACACAGACACACTCATTCAAGCATTCAAACGCGGTGTAGAAGATGGTCTTATAGAACAAGGATTGGTTCATGCTCATGAATATTCACAGTTTGCTTTAATAGCGGATGAATTAGGTGATGGGAGTGAGTATCTTTGGAAAAACTACCAAGATGGCTATGAGTTTGGTGCGTATCTTCACCACGTTATGTCTGTTGCGGATGTAGAGGTGATGAGAGAATGAAGATGCCTGAGATGTATTACAATCAGGGAAGTATATACTATCCCCGCAATAGAACTGTTGACTATATAAACCGAGATTGAATAAAGGAGAGAACTGAAAATGACGATGACGAAAGATGATGATACCAAAGGTATGAGTGTAGAAGAACTGTTCGCAGACTTCTTCAATTCAGCCAAAGAAACAGATGCAAAGAAAGTGAAAACCAGTAGCGTACAGTTTAGTACAGTTAGCAAAGAGAGAAGAATACTATGTAACTCTCAGAAAGCAAGTGATATGGTAAAGTATGGGATACACTATAATTCAGGTGAGGTTAGATGGAAGCCACCTAAGACAGAACTAATATTACTTACAGATACATACGAGGTAGTTCAGTCTGCTTTCGATAGACTACTACCTGAGTGTGAGGATGGTAAGACTGCTTTCCTTCGCACATGTCCTCAGGAGGCTAGACATGGTGTCTTAGAATCCTTGAGTGTTACACAAGAGACACTAGAAGATTCTTGGAAAAAGTTAGTTGAAACCATGGATGAGCATGACCCTAATGGTAGCCTAATCCTACAACCATTCATCAATGCCACATCTAGTTGTGTGCTTGCACCTCAACAGTTCGCTGCTGTTGCTGAGGGTCACGATGGTATCACGGCAGGTATCAATGAAGAGACTGGAAGAATGTTATACTTCGCACTGAATCCTGAACAAACATATCTATCAAACGACATACACATGGTCAATCCTAATTGTAAGTTTGATTCATCCACTAAGACAACTAACTATGAGTTAGAGTTCGTCTATCAAAGAGATGAGGACTTTAAGAGAAAAATGGGTGGTGGTACTGAACCTTTCATTACACAGATACGTGGCTCACCCCCTAATCCACCTAGAGAATTACCTTTTACCTACATAGATGAAAACGGTGTTGAGCGTGTTGCTAACATAGATGGTAGTGCTGGCTCAACTGGGAGATGCGAAGCCAAAGAAGTATGGACTGCATCAGGTTTGGAAGAAGTGGCGTGGTTAGAAGCCAACATCACAAGAGACTTATGCCCTGATGGGTTTGTTATATCTCATCCAACTGGCTCTCTTATGTCACACATTTGTGCTCATGCAAGACAGCATGGTATACCATACATAGTAGGTGAAGTAAACGTGGGTGATAGGTTTACAGAAGGTTCACAAACATGGCTTGCACTTGACCCTAATTGGGATATCGTACCTCAACCTTACAACCCATGTGTACCTGAATACATTGAAGCATTCAAGGCTGGACTACTACGTTCACAGACACACTGGCAAAGACAACAGGGTTGGTTTGCTCACTTCTTCCACCAATGGGTTGGTCTAAACTACAATGGTATAGAGACTGCTTACTTAGCAGGTGGCTTCGTTGGTTGGATGGTTAAGGCTATCCTTGCCCTCTCACTAGGTGAGATGAGATATTCTCAAGGTAACAAAAAGAATATTTGTGTAGACCTTTGGCCTACCTTAACAGCAATTATGGGTGAAACTGAATGGGAAGAGTTGTCAGGAGAGAAGCACGCTGGTACTACAAGACAGCATTACTATGCTTTACTTGAGCAACTAAACTTAGATACAGTTGAAATGGAAATGGCTTTGAGATGGTGTAAGAAACACTTCTCCACTGGTTGGGGCACACACACAAGTTTTGGTGGTGCTAACTGGGGTGCATGTGCATCAAGAGGGGCTGATGTTTGTAAGAGCGTGAATGCATTCTTAGCAGAGCCAAATCAAGAAACACTTAACGATTTGATAGGTGAAGTGAATCTAGCAAAGAACCTAGAACACAATGGAGGCTTCTTGTATAATAAGTTCCTAAGTAGAAAAGCCTTTGATTATAGTACAATGCATACAGATAGTGCAGGTAATCAGAAGGGACTATTCTCTCATTCACCTGAGGCTTTATCATACATGTTTAGAACCTATGAGTTAGCAAGAGAGTTCCTTGATGGTGACGCAAACAAAGGTAACAAAGCACCCACTAATGATTGGGTAGAAATATTTGGTTTCCTAAACGGTAAAGGTGCATCCTACTTCCGTCAACATTTCATCGCTAGTGACTTAGATGTACCTGAGTCATTGAGAAATGCAGCAATAGCGTGTGGACCTAAACTACTACACTACAATAACAAATACTCAACTGAGGAAAGTTATGTTCCATGTGGTATCAGTACATGTGAATTATGTATCAAGAATGATGTGTTGGTTGTCAATCTAAAGTATGGTAATGTAGGCTCTCAGTTATTGTCTACTACTTACCCTGAGGTGTTCATGGCTGGTGGTAAAGAAGTATCATCAGTCGATAGTTATGCAGTTGCATCTTTACTTAGAGAGAAGAAGTATACGGATGTTACACCAAAGATGTGGATAGATGGGTGGAATGGTTTGAATAAACTAGATGCCGCTTATGCCCTGTTGTCTGACCTGATGAGTAAGTTCCTGAGTAACCAAATGGCTGACAACAACCAGTGGACTGAGGAAGTATTAAAATTATTGAAGGAGGAAAAGTGAATGGGTAGTAAAGATGGATGTCATACAGGTAATCCCCTTGTCTTTGAGGCAAAGGGTGTCAAAGTATATGCTGGTGGAACAAATAGAAATGGTGGCTGGCACAAGATGTCACCTGTACCTGACTTGGCTCTAGGGCCAATCGGTGTAATACACAGTGCAAGAACTATTGATGTATTACCGGAAGGTTGGAAGTCATCGTCTACATTAGTGGGTGGTGATACACCTATTGTAATGGAGATTGATTGGCCTGATTACAGTATTCCTAGTAACTTAGGCCCATCGTGGTGGAGAGCATTGGTTGAGGATATCGAGACTAAAAACATCAAATCAATATCTACTCAGTGTATGGGTGGTCATGGTAGAACTGGTGTACAGTTGGCTATTCTTGCACACTTGATGATACCAAAAGCAAAGCATGAATGGAAGAACGCATACGACCTTATAAAGTGGGTTCGTGGTAACTTTTGTGAACATGCGGTAGAAGCAAAATCACAGCAAACATACATCGCAGATGTGTGTGGTATACCTGAGGGTGACTCTGCAATTGTAGTCACGCAGCCACAATGGAGTAACTTCGATTACACTGCTGATAATCTTCTAACAGAAGATGAGTTGAGAGCAGAGCAAGTAAAGATTGAGAGAGAAGAAAAGAAAGCAAAGGCTGCTGCTAAGAAAGCGAAGGCTGCTAAGAAAGGTAAGAAAGGTAAGGGCAATAATCCTAAGAAACATACCCTTGAAGATTTCCTTGCTGATGATGATGAGCGTGTACCTTTTGGTAGTGATAACAAAGTGAGTTCTCCTATTGAAAAGGGTTGGACTATCGTTGAGTGTTGTGATTGCCACCATAACGAATGGCGCAAAGCAGATAGAAATACGTTTACTACACCTTGTAGTTCATGTGGTTTTGACGGAGGCTTTGTACAAGTTGATAGAGAGTTCCTCGATGGTAATAAGACTAGACTTTGCTTAGTTACTGATGAAATGTATCACCAAATAGAAATGTACGATGAACAAGTTTCATACGTAGGAGAAGCAATACGTAGAGGTATGAGTGTTAGAAGAAATCACGGAGGTATTGCTACTATTAGAATAGGTAACAAATACATACCTATCCACTTATTAAAAAGAGACGGAGATGACATCGTTTCTATGAAAAAGACCACACAAAAAATAGTCGAATCCCGTAGTGCCATACAAGGTATGGAGTTTATGGGAAGGCAAGAAAGAGAAATACTGGAGGAATAAATATGGAAGAAAGATTACAGGTAAAATGCAATTATGATAATGGTTTGATACACGTTCAAGGTGTATCGAAAACGGTGAATCAAGGAAGAGAGTATGGTTTTGCGACCAAGATGCGTACAACAACTGAGGTTAGTATGTGGTTAAAAGAACAACCGCCAGTGCTTAAGTCAGCCGCTTCTAACACTCTTGCTTACACACCGTTTCAAATCATCAGATACAGTAACAAAGTACCGCAGTTATTCATACCCGGCACGCCCGCTAATCACCCAAACGGTGCTGTATTAAACTTACACCCGCTATCTAACGGTGTTAAACAACTGCTTTCTTTTGCGGAAAAAGCAGGTTTTATTGTAGATTCAGATGAGTTACCATTCACAACAGACGAGGTGAAAGAATGAGTATCATAGAATTATCTGTGCTTACTGGAACAGCATCTATTGACTTGAGAAATGTAACTGCTATTGTTCGTTCAGACGACTTTGAAGAAACATGGAATCTTAATGTACACATGAAAAGTGGTACTATCTTTATGTGTGCTGAATATACTGTTGAGGATTATGAAAACTTAGTTAGACTATGGACTGGGGTTGTGTCATCGTGAGTAAAACACCATTCCCTAAAGGTCACGTACTGAATGATATTTGGGCATCTCTTAGATTAGTAGCCCAAGAATTGAACATAGAACACCCTAATACTATGTTTGCTATACCTGAGCGTACCGCTAAGATGATTGCTGATAGAAGAGAGATACAGGCATCTTTACGCATACAAAATGATGATAGTCTCGCTCACCATGTAGGTTGGGGGTTACAAACTAATGTCGTAGATTCTATATGTATGGTGTCTCTTTGGAATGAATTAGCAGAAATATACGGAATACCTGCTGGCTTCTTCTCAGCATTAGAGTATTCAATTAGAGATGACCCCGCTTTCATGGATGTGAGAATAGTAGGTTTAAGTCCATTTTTAATAGATGCAAACGGTTCACCTACTATTGATTTGGAGAAAGCGACACATTCTACACCCGCACTTATGCGTTTAGCATGGGATGGTGCATTATCAGGTGATTACTGGGATGTGGAGAGTATAATGCACTTACCTAAGACAGTGTATCATAATGACGACAGGGCGCTAGAAGCAGCAGAAAGAGTAGGGGTAGAGGTCGAGTTCGCTTAGAAGAACATTGACTATATAAACCGAGATTGAAAAAGGAAGTGAGACAAAATGAAAATGAAAGTATTTGGAAAAGAAAGAGAAGTGGATGGATATGAAAGAAGTCCTATAAATATGAAGAGTAATTACTTTTTAGGTAGTTCGGGAAGTAATGCCCCATTACTGCTCAGTGATGGTACTAGCCTAAATCGAGATGGTAAATATGGCTTTTTAGCCTTAAAAGACAGAGAATCAGGAGACATATTCCTCTTAGATATGTATGGGTATGATGGTTATAATCACACTTATGAATTACAATCACAAGTTCAACACGTAGATACGTCAACTAGGAAAAGAAGTACAAGCGTGGTACTCAAAGCATATGGTATGAATGATGCGTTTAAGTGTCTAAAAGAAGTTTATAGAAAAGACCCTAAAGACTATTCATTGGTTATATTAGAGGCAAAAAGTTATGATAGCCAATGGCTGTATTATGGTGGTAAGATAGGAAATACTAGAGCGAATTATGTGGGTAAAGGTCCGTTGGAACGCAACGACATGGCAAAGATAAAACATGTTCATGTGCTTATAGATTCGTTAGATAAATCGATAGTATCAGGTAAAGCATCAATGATGAAATTAAAAGAATTAGTAGTGGAGGAAATATAAATGGCAAAAGCAGAGAGACAAGGTTGGCAAACATGGGAACGATACAAAGCAGCAGGTATAGTCAGTGATGATATTACATTTACAGACGAGAAGATAATAATAGACCACGCTATTGGTAAAACTAAAGAAACAATAGGTAAGTGTTACCCAATAGATGCAGCAGTGGCTTATTCATTAGCATCTGCTGGGCCTGAGGCTAAACTAACATCTAAACAATTAGTAAATCAATACACTAGAATGGCTACTGCTATGATGACTCAAACAGTTGGATATGGTAGAGTACCTAACCCTGATACCGTTTCATGTGGTCACGATGAAATCAACGGATTTAATATTTCATTCCCATACCCATACTTGAAAGGAGAATGTATTGCTAGTAAGTATACTCATTCTTCCACTCTAGAAAGTTGGTTGAAAACTAATGAATTAGACCATCTTTTACCTTATGCTAAAATACGAACCAATTCTAAAGGTATGAATGCACTCACTACTCAAGTAGGATATGTCCGTTTATTGATGAGTAAGAAATACACACCACTTAGATTAGCCATTGAGGAAAAGTTAGGCACTACCATTTGGTTAATTGGAGATGGTAATAGTAACGTAAAGGTTACTGCCACAAAAGGTGAGTGTAAATGGAAAGATGACCCAAGTAAGAAATGTGGGCATCACGATGGTGATTACATTACAGATTGGGTTATGATAAGAGATGGTGGAGGCGGTCTACATGAATTATGGAGTAGAGAAAGAGGTGAAGCAGTGGTATCTAGTGGCTGGAATCACGACCAAATTGAAAGCACATTTGGATATAACCATCACAAGGCCCTAGCCCCATCAGACATCATCCTATGGTCTAAAAAATCTAGGACACTAGGTAATATCATAGCAGAGAAAGAAGTCATTAAAGAGATTAACAAGGCACTAAGACGTATGACTGCAAGAAACTTCAACGTTGTACGCAAAGAAGGTTTGAGGAATACTGCAACTTACACTTGGAAGAACTGGAATTGGTTATACAGTCTGAGAGACTTAGTTAAACAAACAAGTAAGAAAAACAGAAAAGAACACGATTTGGTTAACGGTTGGTTGTACAAAAAATACGATTCTAGGATGTCTTACGGTCATGAACTTGCTAAGTTCAAGTGGATACCCGGAAAGAAAGCGGAAGAAGGTGCTAGTGTACCTGCTGTAAAGGATGAAGAATCCATTAAAACCTTTATAGTATACATGAATGCAACTGGTGGTAGTTATTACAACAGTGGTAAAGGTATACTACCGTTTAGATTCGCTAGTATTCAAGATGCTAAAACTTTCGTTAATATGTCTGCCCAATTAGCACAGAAACTTGGTGCAGTAGATTCAAGCGGTAGGAAATGGGATGCTCAAACTATAACAGACTCTACACCTAATGTCGATAAACTAAAGATAATGGCTAAGGTACACAGGTTAGAGATGGACTCAACTGTTGAGCCTGAGGTCACACCTTCACCTAGTGAGATGATTAATGCATTCTTTTGGGGGTCACCGCAAGAGTTCGACAAACACATTTCATATCTAAACGAAGAATCACAAGGCCGATTCACTAGACCAAAGATTGTAAACAAGCAAGAGGAGATTGTGGAAGTTGCTACCGAATGAAGTCGCATTAAGTCCTAAGTTATTATCAGACATAGCAGATACAAACACAGCAAAGATAGGTGGTAGAAAGTTTACATTTTCGTGGGGTGATGCAACAGTTTTGATGTGGGCTAAGGGTACAACTATACCTTGTCCCCTATGTAAGAAAGAGTGTAGTAGTTGTCTTGTATTAAAGACAGATATAGGTGATGTTTACGCTTGTATTCACTGTGAAAAGTACATTATGTATAGCGATAAAATGGAGGAAGAATAAGAATACGATTACAAGTTGGCGAGGCTACATGAATAGGTGGTAGCCCAAAACCGTAACCAGTATGCACAGAACGGGATAAAGAACCGGAGGAGAAGGGTCGGAGAGAGATTAGATTGCAACGCCCAAACTGTTCTGATAAATGAAATAGAGCATTAAGAAGTCGGATAAGCCAACATATCGTAAACTATTACTGAATCAAAACAAGGAGAAAGAAAAAATGAGTAAAGAAAATAATTGGAAACCTGATAGAAAATTGAAAGAGTGGGCGCTGAAACATTTTGCAGAGATGCAAGTTGGTGGCGTATGGATGCCTGACGGAAGCGGCCTAACGTTTGTAAAAATAGACGAAAACACTTGGAGTCTGAAATCGATAGTAGAATCTATTGAAGCGGAAGAGAATCTTCAACGTATGAAAGTGTTGATGTTTGACGTAGGGTATACTCTCTTAGAGGGCGACACAGAAGTGATGCCTGAACCCACTAGTGCAGAAGAAGCAAGGATGTTAGAGATACACATGAAGCGAGATATAGCACAGAACTGGGCTGGTAGTGACGGCACATTACTCAAAGATATGGGACTAGAAAATGTATGGCCTAGTTACATAGAAGATAGAGAGATACTACTTGACAACGGTGACACGACTACTATACAAGTGTGGGCATATCTAGTAACTAATCCTAACACTGGAGAAGAGATACAGTTAGACCCTGACGATTACCACTTACTTATGGGTGACAAATACTTCATGCGATTTAGAACATCTGAGTTTGAATATTCCGCATTAAGCCGTGAAGAGATGATTGAGGATATAGACATGCATAAAGGGCACACAAGTAGTGTTGGAGTAGGTAGTATACACATTGGAGGAAACCAAACTCATAGTGAAAGAGTCGTAAAAATACCACCTTGGATGTGGGGCACATATTGTCAACAGTTAAGTTGGGATGAAGAAGAGGAATGATTGAAATGTTGACTAATGAAGAGTGGCGTTTAATAGACGTTATAGGGCAAAGCCCAAAGATTATCCATGACGGTGGACTCCGTTCTACTCTTCCTCTTTGGACTCTATGGCCTTCTCTTAACGAGAAGGGTAAGACCAACGGATACTACAAAAACGCTCTTACAGTTGGAGGAAAAATCAATCTTGGATTGCCATTGTTTAATGAAGTTACTCCAGCAGAAAATGATGTAGTACGGTTAAATGTAGAAGTTAAATTACCATTCTTTACTAGCCAAGAAGATTGCTTAAAGTATACTCTAATGTTACCTATGCTTGCAGAAAATTGCGGGGGTGTAGTATTAACTCAACGAGATTTAGATTATACAATAGATACGGCAGTCAATGATTTGGTACTCGAAGATGGAACAATAACTAGCATAAGTGCATTTGATAAAAGAGGTGAATATTCTGAATTAAAAATGTATGACTATGAGAGACTTTGGGATAGCGAACAGGCTAGATTTACTTTGAAAGGTTTAGAACCAGCCTATACACCAACAGCGATGCATGTTTTACCCTACATCTTAGATAAATTAGGTGAGGATGACGAAAGAATAGATATTTACGATATGTATAGAAAACTGTCGAAGGAAGCGTTAGTAATGAAGGCTACACTTGATGCACTTATTGAAATAGGGAAGACTAGACACTTTCACCAACACTACGATAATTTGTTACAGCCGTTTATGGATGAAGAAGAATGAAGTGTAAAATATGTCCGAGAGTTTCAGGAGAGAGTTGTTGTAGAGTTTGTGGGCATACATACTACGGTACGAGAAGGGAGGAAGAAGAATGAACTTTGAAGAAGCGAAGAGACTAATGGAAACAATAAAAGGTGATACAGACATAATAGGTCGGCCAATAGATTCGCGCGGTAGAAGGGTTGGCAGGTCGATAGGAAAATATACTCGTCTTTACTACGGTATGTATGAATACAAATATACTCCATATTATAGTATACGTTATCGTGGTGAAAGTATAATTCAGATATTACCTGAGCGTATATGGTTTCCATGTAAGCCTAATCATCATACCCATTCGGATGAAGCGTGCGAGAAATTAAACGGCTATCTACCAGTAGGTATGCATGTCTATAAGGAGGGTACTGACGAGTATGGCGTTTCAAAATGGTACTTACGAGATATGAATGTAACTAATCCCGATAACCCTGATGAAGATGTGGTGTTTCACTTTGACATTGTACGACATATTTCCAATGATGGAAAGGTGATGTTGTATAGTACAGAGCCTAAGTATCCTAGAGTTTATGAGGAGGAAGAAGAATGAGTGATGAAATCAAGTGGCAATCACCTAGCATGGAAGGTAAGTGGAAAGATAACAAAGGTATACTACATCTAAGGATGATAGAATATTATGGTAAAGACTGGGTAGATATACGGATAATGAATATGTCTAATACCCCGCCTAATTTTACTAGACATGGGGTCAGATTAAACGAGCAGCAGTTGGAAGAGTTGTTACCTATACTAAGGGACATGTTAGTGGATATGAAGAACAAGAGGGAAGAAGATGAAAGGAAGAGCAGTTAGTGTAGTTCATGTAGAGTATGAAGTGTTACAACATCTACTGGAAGAGATAGAACTATCAGCCTTGAAAGAAAGGATGATTAACGATGACGTTACAAAGAAGAGATTCGATTCAGGGGCTAACAATGTGGCTGAATTAGTACAGAACATGATGGATAGAAGGAAGCATAAGTTACCTAAAGACCATGTAGATTACGAGGTGAAGAAATGAGTAAATGGTATCCCGAAGTTATGCACCATAGTTTTGGTACTGATGGGACTGTTTGTGGCGCTAAGAACCACACATGGCCTGAGCATTATATGGATGATAAAGTAGCGAGGAAGATACCTCGTTGTAACGATTGTATGGAGATTATAAACCAATTAAAGGCGAATAATAAAACGCCAGTAAAGAGAGAGAAAACACAAGTAATGCGAGTCTACTTGAAAGATTACTTGACTATATAAACCGAGATTGAAAGAAGGGGAGAGAAAGATGACAACAAAATATGAGACTGAGATAGAAGAGATAACTGCACAAAGGGCAGCCTTAGCAGCAAGAATGAATGAATTAGTAAAGATGAAGGATATGGAAAAGACATTGAAATCGTGTGAGAAAGATGGACACGTGTGGACTTTAACTACCGTAGGTTCTGACCTATGGAACGTTTGGAACATTGGTCTTGTTTGTACTAGATGCAACGGTGCGGTGAATGTTCAAGTAGACCCTAATAGTCAAATTACTTGGGATTCACATGAGACAGAAACGTTGAAAGAAATGTTGGAGTGATTACAATGAATATATTTGTATTAGATAATAACCCTATAAAAGCAGCAGCAGCAATGGACTGCGTGAGAGTGCCTAAAATGGTCACTGAATCAGCGCAGATGATGGCATCGGCCTTGCGTAGACATGGCGCTACTGATGATATGATGCCTCTCACAAAAGCAGGTAAGCCATACAAAGGGGGCTATCATCATCACCCATGCACAGTATGGGCGGGAGATACACGTGCCAACTTCAAGTGGTTGGCCCACCATGCCGAGGCGCTGTTGGATGAGTATTACCATAGATTCGGTAAAGTTCATGCTTGTCACAACCCAATCTATCAGATGTCAAGTATGAGTAAGATGATACCCGAAGGCGACCTTACACCGTTTGCCTTAGCCATGCCTGATGAACACAAAGATGATGATGTAGTCAAAGCATACCGAGCCTACTACCACAGTAAAGCAGATAGTAAAGGTGGTGTGCATTACAGACACACAAGCCCGCCTGACTGGTGGATGGGGGTGACATCATGAGTGATGGAAGAGGGCAAGAATATTTAGACGAGAATCTATGCTTGCATGATTGGGTGTCCATAGTCGATTTTGAGGTAATTAATAGTAGTGAAGATGTGCTTGTAACTCTTAGTTGTAATAGATGTGGTGAAACACAACAACATACTTTGTGTATTGAATCAATACTAGATGACTTAAAGTTGGAGTGGAATGAATGAACTTGTATGAGTTATTATGCGGCGCTTGCGGAGTAATAACTACATTTATAGCATTCTGTGGACTAGTAATACTATTTGAAATGAGAAAATATTTGGTGATATAATGAGTGACGATGCAGCAATAGAATTAGCAAAAATGCTAGGATTGAAAATTGAAGTAAAGAAAGAAAAAGTTACGCATAAGAAGTCTATTTGTAGAGTGTGTAAAGAAGAGTTTACTTACAAAGTAAAGAAAGGAAAAGCGCCAACTCTCTGCCAATCAGAAGAATGTAGAAGGATACATAGGCGTAACATAAGAAAGCCTAAACCTAAAGTCGTTCGTAAGAATGTATGTGTCGTAGAAGGCTGTGAGACAGTCATCATACAAACTGGTAAGGGTAGAACGATTACTCATTGTGACAGTTGTAAGACTGAACTAAGAGCAGAACAAAATGCTGCATACAGGGCTAAAACTTTCATACCGTTACAGAGAGTAGGTGTTTGTATAGACTGCGGTTGTCAACTAGAAACTATGACTGGTAGAGGTAAGATGAAACTACGTTGTGCTGAATGTCAGAAAAAGAATCACGCTAAGATTGCTAGAGAATCTGCTAAGAAAAACTACAAGACAGTGGTGAGAACTTACTTTTGTGCTGGTTGCAATAAGAACTTTGAGCAAATAGGTAGAGGTAAGTTAAGAAAAACTTGTCCTGATTGTAAGACTGTACCCGCTAAAGTAGAGAAGAAAAGTGCGGCAGAAGAACTATTCGATGCACTGAATGAAGAACAACAAGAAGCCATTAAACTATGGGAATCTATGAGGAAGTGAAAGCATGAGTAATATAGCAGTCTGCCAAAAATGCGGTAAAAACTTTAGAAAGAAGAACAATAGAACAGTGCGCAGTTATTGCGATGAGTGTAGTACAAATTATACTAAAACGCTAAACAAAAGAAACGTCTACAATAGAAGTAAATCTTCCATTGAAAAAGAGACCAAAGAAGAGTACAGGATACGTTTACTAGAAGAAGAAATAAAAGAATTAAAATCTGTTTTTGAAAGTATTAGCGATAGCACAAAAAGACAGATTGCGAAAGAAGTAGGGGTAGCCATTCAAGAAACAATGAAAATAGCCTCAAAAAACCTAGAAGAAGATTTCAATAATCATAAACTTCTTGTCGAGAGCGTAGTATCAGATGAGTTCAAAAAACAAAACACAAAGTTTCAGAATCAATTAGCCATATTGAATACGCGAATGAAAAAGTTAGATGAAAGTTTTACAGATTTAGATACAAAGATGGCGGAACATTTACATTATTACACCACTAAACTAAGTTTACATAAGAACCGTAAAGGCGGTAGAGTACAAAAGAATCGAACTATTACTGGTAAAAAGAGGGATGAAGTTGAAAAGGGGGATGAGATATGACAATACATGACGCATGGGCGTTACTCAAGGAGGAAGTCAGATTGAGAGGCTCTACTGGGGCTGCATTGCGCATTTTACCTAGTGGTAAAAAAGTGGTAGTAAAAAGAGGCGGTCACGCTGGAGGTAACCCTCAGGCTCACATTAACAACGAGTATGACATGAATCGTTATCTGAATGAATTAGGTGTTGGTGTTCCTAATGCTCGAATGGTAGAAGAAAGAAGTAGACCTACTATGCTTACTGATTATGAAGAAGGGGCTAGACCTGTGAATTATGGAGACAAGCAAAAATTAAGACAAGACTTCGTTCCACAGGCGCTCATAGCCAATTGGGATGTTCTAGGTATGGATATGGATAATGTTCTGATGAGGCCCGATGGCAACCTTACCTACGTAGACGTAGGAGGGGCTGGACCGTATAGAGCGCAAGGTGCGCCTAAAGGAAATGCTTGGGGTTCTAGGGTATCTGAATTACAATCAATGCAATATAAGCCACCACATACAGAAGAAGTATATGGGGGAATAACCCCTCAAGAACTAGGTCAGTCTTACGATAAATATGGCGGTAGCGATGCGATGGAGGCTGCTCTATCCTCGCTTAGAAACAGTCAGACAAGAAACGTACTACAACAAAGAATAGGCGATATAGCAAGACAAGTTGCATAAGTAACTTTGACTATATAAACCGAGATTGAATGAAAAGAATGGAAAGGGATTGAAGATGTGGATAGCATTTAACGACGCATGGTTGAGCATAGTAGAGAATAGAAATGATGAGGAAACGCTGTTAGTGAGGGCTAGGTCAAAGCAGCACTTACTAAACATATTTCCTAAGTGTGAACTGTTTAAGGATGAGACAGCAGACTATCCTTATCGGGCTTACATAGATAGAGAACATGTGGCTAACGTAGTATCCGATAGGTTAATGAAAATTAATTATCCTAATTTCAAAGCATCGGTAAAAGACGATAAACTAGGCACTGCTTACTCTAATATATGGAGTGAGATTTACTTCTTCTATCACGATGAGAGATAAACATGAGAGAAAAAGACATCTATGCTTTAGGTATAGCATTCGGTATGAAGCCGTTACAGATTAACAAAGCGATTCTATCGTATACGAAAATAAGATTAGATTCAAATTGGTCTAATCAAAGAAGTAATAAGAATCTAATAATCGACTGTCTTTACTTGTATGCTAAGGAATACAAAAGCGGTATCACTGTAAAGAAAGTGGAAAGTATAACATTGGATATGTTAGGAACGGGTACGAAACCAAAGCCAAATAAGTGGCTCGCTACTCACAAGCATCTACTGGTTTAATGTTATTTACAGATTTGGCGAATGCTTGGGAAAGAAGTCGCTTAGGAGATAGGAGTCTATCTTCTTTAGACTTCAATGAAGAATCGACTGCGCTTTATGCTTACGAGATTCTGTTTTCTAATGAAACCTTGACTGAAAGAAAAGTCCTTTCTAAAGTGGCTAACGAATTAGAAGTACCGTATGAAATTGTTTTAGAATTACTTGACAAAAGAGTATCGACCTTACTCGCATCAGAGAGCAGTGCATCGAATCCTTGCGATTGGAGCATAGAAGATATGCTGAAAATAAGAAATGCTGTTATTGAAGGCGAGTATTCGTTTTTAGAATTAAGTAAACAGATGAATGAGATAGACGCTAGATTATTTTGGTCGTCCGTAATAGGCGAGCAACAGCCTATTTCCGCTCTCAGATTTTTGAGAAGATTGAACACTGCTGTATCCCCTGACATCATATCGTCTAGTAGGGATTTTCTTACCGATAAAGAAATAATTCATGCGGTATACAATGATGTAAATTATTTATACGACCCTAAGTTATGGTATCAGAAACCCACTGCTGCGCTAAGAAAGCGTAGATGGATTCCGTGGAGCAAGTACAAATCTGTGGATATAGATGTATACCAATCTATACCTAACAATGGTATAGTGAGCGTTGAATACAACGAGGAAGAAGACGTTATCATAGAGAAAGCAGGTGATGTAATCACCGATGTTGCATACCCCAAGCATCCTAAATTATCATTAAAAGAAAGGTTGCTAAAGTATTCTGAATCACACGATGAGGAAATCGCTTGGCCTACTCCTACACCTTCTTGGGATTCAATAATTAAACATGAGAACACGGTACGGTTTCCTAACACTGGGGCATTCTCTCCTACTGAATATGGAGGCTATGTCTTAGTGAAGCAATCTCACATTCATAATTTAAGATTAGCAGCATACAAACATGGTGATGTAATGGAAATAAAATTACAGGCAATCGATGGGATAGACGAGTTTTTGGATGTAGGATTTTGCGGAGTTTATATAGAGTCAGAAAAAAGTTCTATCGCATTCGATATTGAAAGAATACTTGGTGCTAATACGGAAGAAGTAAACAGGTGGAAGGTAATACCTGATGATGTTTGCATAGTGATACGTGTGTCGTCGCCCTTTGTTGATAGAAGGTCAGGCGCTTTGAGTAAACCTTCGTTTGTAGAAATAGATAATGAAATGGGAATATCCGATGTGGCTCAGTACGTCGATTTAGTGGGTGTAGAAAATGAATAGTGAAATAGATAGAAGAGAAGAGTGGATGGGTTTAGGTATCATATTAACCGAACTACGTATGAAAACTTGGGTAGAGAATAGAAGTGATTCCAAATTAGGTATGAGAGTAAAGAAACAAATAAGTTGGCGCTCTCTATTTACTAGTGGTACTTACATTCAGCAGACCTGTGTAAGCAAGTTCCTAAGTCCCTTCGGTATGGAGTTAAAAGAAAAATACCATAGCAAGGGTGACATTTTCAAGTGGTTGGTCTTATTAGATAAGTTAGAGAACATGTATGGAATACGCTCTGCTTTATCCGATAGTGCTGGCTGGCACATGTTATCTTGGGTTGTTGATAATCCTGTCCCAAAGACATGGGATGATTTTCTTGTTTGGGTAGAAGCACACGATACAGAATTAGATATGCTCTCATACGATGAAATTGGTTGACTATATAAACCGAGATTGAATAAACAGGGTGATGAAAACTCCAAGTATTTTCGATTACTCAGTAATCAGTGAAATGGCAGGTTTAGATGCTCTCAAGCAAGATGTACAATCTTGGTACGGGCAAGAGTATGAAACTGGTCAATCGGTATTACCACAGGCATTGTTGTTCTACGGTCCTCCGGGCACAGGTAAGACTAGTGCCGCTCACTGTATAGCAAGAAGTTTTCTAGGCGACAACTTCAACAGCATGAACTTCATTGAATCTAATGCAAGTGATGATAGAGGTATTGATTTCATTAGAGGCTCATTCAAAACTGCTATGAGAACAAAAGGTATAGGTGTACAAAGAAAGATAATCCTACTAGATGAAGCAGACGGGCTTACCCCAGCAGCACAAGATGCTATGCGCCAGTTGATAGAGAAGTATGCCCACAATGCAATGGTTATACTCACGTGTAATGAGATTGAAAAGATACGACCTGCTATACGTTCAAGGTGTAAAGCATACGCTTTCTCACCAGTAGATGAAACAGTAGGCGCGTCTTGGATTTATGATAGATGCGTCGCGCACCAATTGATAAATCCAACCGAAGTTTATACGGATATGATGGATGAGTTAAAAAGACTTGTAAAACATATGAACGGAGATATGAGAGCGACTATCATGTTTATGAAATCCATGAACACACAAGATGATTTCAATTCTGTAAGAATCGGTATACGTATAGACCAACTTGTATCATCCGGCGCAGAAGATTCGGTAGCATACGCAATTAACAATGAATGGTATAACCTAAGGCGAAACCTTCATGCGCAAATCAAATCCGGCAGAACACTCCCAGCCGTACTCAATGGTTTCTACGGAGACATATATTCCCACTTTGAAGATGAGGATACATTGGATATGATATGGGACATAATGGCGGTATATGGTGATACTATGACACATAGATACACATGGCCCGGCGACGACTATTCCTTCCTTGACTGGATGGTATCAAAAATGAGAAAACAAGTAAACAGAGGTAACAAAAATGAATAATGCAAGTGAGAATAACCCGTTCAAACAACGGGAAGAAAAGAAAGACGAATGGCCCGAAGAGGTGATGCTGCGTTTCAAGATGCAAGCGGAAAGAACTGGTGAAAGTGTGGAGAAAGTTATCGAAGCATACATCAAACATATCGCTGACACATGGAACTGCACCGATTGGACTGCCGAAGATGCAGACTTATTGGTAGATTGGGCAGAAGGAATGTACATCGAAGATAGAAGCAGCAACATAAGCGGTGGCGGTGGAGACACAGTTACTTTCGTAGGACACTGGATGGGTGTAGAAGAGAAATCAGCAGATAGAAACGGTTGGTCTGTAAGAAATGCTAGACAGAAATGGCAAGAAGACCCTAATGCGGCTATGTCAGACGGTGTTGTAGGACACTACTATGAAGAAGATGGTGTGTGGGCTATTAACACCGCTAACGGTGCTCTAGTAACCACAGACCCAGCAAACGTAGACCCTACTATGGGATTCAAACAAGGTGATGATTGGATTTGCCTACTTAGCAAAGCAGGTAGACCGTATCCATACGAAAGAATGGGTAGGTATTACAGATTCTTCGGTAATGAGCCAAAGAAGTTCTTAGATGGCGACTTACAATTTTGGAGAGTAGACCTAACTAACGAAAACAGAAACATGAAGATAGACGTAGGTTCTCCTGTATCTATCCAAGTTAGACTACCTAATACTAAAAGTGAAGCATTCCAAGACGTTCTAAGCACCAATTACAACTTTAGCGAAACTATGCAATACACCGATGAATGGTGTCCTGAGCATATCAGACATCATCTACAACCTTTCAAGATGTGGACTAACGATGACTACATGGGAGATGCATACGTAAACCTAACAGAACTAGAAGATGCATACAACGCTGGTAAAAGACACTTTACTGGTAGAGATGGTAACGATGGTACGGTTGGACCTGATGTAATCGTAAGAGGTAGTGTAATGAGAATGTCTACCGAAGGTAAACCTAGTGATTGGGATGAGACAGGGCGTAACTTTAGCCTATCTGTATCTTCCTTGAATCTACAAAATCAACACGGTAAAGGTAGAATGAGCGAAATCCCTTGTTGGGTTAGTGGTTCATGCAACGATATTGCAAGCCCATTCCACTTTAGAGACATAGACGATGAACTATGGGGCTTTGGAGAAAAGAGTTCTGTACTAGTCTATGGTAGACTAAAGATGAAAGTACAAGACGGACAAAGTATGCCACAACTAGCAGTGTTTGGTGTATATACAAATCCATCAAGAGCAATTAGAAGAGTCGGTGGTGGGGACACCGATTCTTCACAATTTGAGTGAGGTGAGAAAGTGACAGATAAGAAAAGAACGAAAAAAGAATTGGAAGAAGAATTGGAGACAGCCGTATCAAACAATGCGAGCCTAGTAGAGCAATACAACACGCTTTACACAGATGCTATGCAGGTACAGAAAGTTGCAGGTGACAGACTGGTTAGCATTAGGTTGCTAGAAGCGTTTGCTAATGAAGTGAATGCAGCGTTAAACAAACTACGTAATGACATAGCAGAAGTTAGCAGGGCTAATCAAGCAGAAGCACAGGCAGCAGAAGAGGAGCAGAATTAAGATGGCGGGTTTTGGAGAGAGTAAGAAAGTGCAACAAAAGGCAAGCGAAGAACCTGCTGACCCTTTTGCAGACTTGAGAACCGAATTAGCAGATGTAAATGCTAACAGACCTAAGACACACATTTTCATGGCTTTAGTTGGTCAAGAAAATACAGGTAAAAGTGCTATAATATTTGACTTCTTTCAGAGGTATTGCGATTCGTTTGATACAGGCAGACAGACTAACTTAGTAGAGTTTACAGAGGTGAATAAATGAGCGATAAACCTAAGCAATTTTGGGTAATTGACTTTGACAACGGTGGCTCTGCTACTAAGTCTGCGTTCTATGCCAACAATGACAACATCAAGTGCTGGGAGCCGTGGGTGATGAACAAGAACGATAGGACAGCCTATGACTATCCAGCAACACACGATAGGACAGTTAAGATAATGCAGTTCGCATTAGATTCACATGAAGATTTGTGGGGTGTCTTAGTCACTGGTATAGATTTGTGGGATTCTGTCGCGACCAACTGTATGAGAATACAGGATTTGGGATTATCCAAAGACGGTATCGAAGCGGCTGATAACAGAGGTCAAGGAGAGAACAAGAGAGTGCAGTCACAATGGGACTGGTCTATTCGTTCTACAAGATTCCATCAACTTACTGCTTTATCACGTGCACTTGTAAAGAGAGGGGTGAATGTATTTTGGGAAACACACTTGAAAGATGTCTACAACAAGCAAGGTGAGATTACTGCTAAAGAAGGACAACCTGCATGGGAGAAAACAACAGCAGGTTACATGTACCAAATTATACATTGCAGACGTAAAGATTCCTACGATGACGATGGTGAGGTTACACGTTCTGAGTTTACCGCCACCTTTGAGAAATCAAAGACCGATGCGACACTACAAGGACAACGTAGTACTATACTGATAACTGAGCAGGGTAAACAACCTTCGTGGTTAGGCTTACCTGAATTACAAAGGCTGTGAATCAATGGCTCAGATGACACTTGACAAGAAAGAATGGTTAAGCCATTTAGGTCAATTTGATAGCAACATGAATGATTTGAATGTAAACGTCATGGTCAATCCTACTTGTTTAGGATATAGTGCCGCTTATCAAACGCATTTCTTGAAAGTGTACTACCACTACCCCGACGCACCTGCTAATGAAGGCACTCTGAATATATCAGACTTGGGTAAAACTTGTGCTTTTATTAGCAAGTGCGCTGGACCTGTTACGATTAAACAAATTAAAGGTGGTAAAACTGTCTACATTACAAGCGGTAAGATGAAAATGAATATACCTGTAACCGATATGAAGAGTAGTCAGTTAGTACCTACGTTTGAGAAGTTAGTAGCGAAGGCGGAGAAGGCTGAATGGGCATCCTTCGGTCAGGACACTTACACTTTGAAAGGTAAAACTCAGATGACCGACATACTCAAATTAGCGACATTGAAATCGATAGTTAACAAGGATTCTGACTACAAATTGACTGCCGATGCAGATTCGTCTGAACTTACAATATCTGTGGGTAAAGCCCACGATGTCAAATTATTTGCTACAAGTGAACTGAGAGAGGCAGAAGGACCAAAGCATTCAGTGTCCTCTAGTTTCGGTCCTTGGCTTCTTCCATGTTTAGGTTTAGTTAATCCTAAGATGGTGTCAAGGATACACTTTGGTGATTCTGTGGGTTTAGTGGTAAGACAATCTGATAATATGGTAAAGCGCTTATTGATAATTATAGACCAACAGGAATGAGATGAATGATAATTGATTATTACTATCCCGAAGATGAATGGGAAGGTGTAGGTTACCCTCACGTTTACATGAGGCATAGAGGGGCTAGTGGTGAGTTGGTTGAATTAACCATAGACCCTAACGATACGGATATTGATTTTAGCACATATGTGCCGTGTCATTGCTGGATTGCGGCTAACACACATGCTAGGAGAATAAGTAGAGTAGTGGCTAGGTATCCGGGCACTAGAGTCAGGTACGACATTACTGCTACTGGTTTAGACGGCGTTCCTCTAATGAGATTCGATGTTCCTAATCCAGCGCATCTATATGATATTAGGAATGAAATACGAACTTATGAAGCCGATATTAATTACAATGATATGTTAATCAAACATATGTATCCTAAGGCAAAGGATATACCTGACTTTCAACCTAGAATATGGTATTTCGATATGGAATGGCAACCGGAAGGATGTCCTAATGAGGGTGCTACTACAATGATTGCTATTGATGATACACACGCAGAATATCCGGTTGTATTCGCTTGGAAGAGTGACGGGTCTGCGTTAGTAGGAGATGCATACGTAAAGTATGTGAGAAACAATCCTAAGATTGAGACACCGACTATTGATTTTATCGATAGAGAAAGCGGTTATATGTTGTATATGTGTAAAGATGAAGGTGCTATGCATGAAGCATTCTTAGAACATTTAGAAGAGTGTGACCCTGACATGCTTGTGGCTCACTCAATACTATGGGCTGATTTACCCCAGTTAGTTAGAAGATTGGGTAATGAATCTGAGAGGCTTAGTCCTGTTAGACAAGTGATAAGACCTCACAAGAAAAATGGATACAGAGAGAACAGTCAACCTATACTTGGTAGACTATGTTACGATACCGCACTGTCTTGGGAGAAAGGTAGTGGTCTTGAGGCTATGTGGCAGAAGAGCGGCAACGGTCAATTTAGAAATAAGAAGTTGGCTACTATTGCAGAAGATTTAGAATTAGACAAAGAGTTTGGTGAAGAAGGCGCTAAGATGGATGCGGATGTATTCACATGGTGGATAGATAACTTTGATGAGTTTGTCGATTATTGCGTGCGTGATACTACACTTCTTAGGAAATGCACTGAGAAGGTGAAGGCTATACCATATCATCTTGCTATGCAAAAACACTGCGGCGTATCTTTCAGAAGCACGTGTAATGTATCCAATTATATCAGAGGATTAATCTCACGTGAAACTGATTTGAAGGCTTTAACGACATACAACAGGCAAAGAGAAGAGTATGCTGCTGCTAACGTACCTGACACTGTTGGGGGTAGACATAGAGGAGTTGCTTGTATTGATTTCAAGGCTATGTATCCTATACTGATAGTAGACGCAAATCTCTGTGTCACTACTAAGATGAGACATGGTGGGGATGGTATACGTAGTGTTCCTAATGGTACTTACTGGTCTAATGAGAAGGGTGTAATACCAACTATTATCGCTAGTATGTTAGAACTGCGTGGAGAATATAAGGCTCTGTTGAAAGCGGCAAAAACTGACGAAGAGCGACTACAATACAACATGATGCAGACGGCTGTCAAAGTGGCTACAAATGCCGTGTATGGTTATGTATCTCAGAAGGCCGTTGGTGGCGGGTGGATAGACCCTGACATCGGTGCTACGATTACATATTACGGTAGGCAATGTATCAATACTTTACTCTTAGAAAGTGAGAAAGCGGGATATAGAGCGCTTGCTGGGCACACAGACTCAGGTTACATACAGATACCATTCGATGAAATAGATACTCATGTAAATGATTTGAATAAGATAATACGAGAAAGGTTTGATTTGCCTTCTATGGAAATTGAACTAGAAGCGTATTTCGATTACTGGTTAACTGCCGATGTGAAGAATCAGAACTTCGGTATCTTTGTATGGCCTGAGGAAAAGAAGGGTCAGTTGAAAGTTACCGGATTCTCATACAAAGCATCTAGCGTATCTCCTATCACCAAACAGATACAAGGGCGAATCTTCAATATGATAGGCACTGGTGCTGAGGAAGATGAGGTTACAAACTTCATTAGACCAATTGCTCTATCTGTAATTAAGGGCGAGAAAGGTGCGGAAGAACTTGCACCGTATGGTCGTATAGGTAAAGAAAAATATGCGCGTGTGCCCCCTATGCCAGTAAGAGGCGCTTACTACTATAACGAGCATATCAACCCTAGAGAGCCTTTCAAAGTGGGAGATAGCCTACAATGGGTTTACACAAAAGCATCTCCTGATGGTATGGTACATACTAACGTAGTGGGCTTTAGGTCAGTGGATGAGATTGATAATTTTGTTATCGACTACAATACCTGTGTTGAAAAGTTCATCACAAGGAAAATTAAGAATATTTACAGTGTATTAGATTGGGATTTAGATGCGGCTGTTGGGGCTAAAAGGCCGAAGAAACATTGGTGATTGTATGAGTAAGATAGAAGATATAGTAATAGAAAAAATAACTGCAAGAGCAGAATTGGGTCAGCGTAAATATAACACTACGATGGAGAGAAGCGATTTAACTCGTAAAGCGTGGTTAATTCACGCTCAAGAAGAAGCGCTAGACCTAGCAGTTTATTTGCAGAAATTGATAATGTTGGAGGAAGAGTAGATGCCAAAACGTAGTGTTCACATACGAAATGAAAATCTAAAGAAGTGGGAGGCTATTTCTGAAAAAAGCGTATGGATTAACAATATTTTATCATCATGGTCTATAAAAGACCTTGAGAGACTAAAAACGGAAAACCCTTATTCAAAACTTGAAAGAAGAGTGGCTAAGTTAGAGGGGATGATGAAATGACTAGGTTTCAGATAGTAAAATGCTTTTGTGGATGGCAAGGTGAGAAGGGTATCTATATGGTAAAAGGTGTACCTACTTGCCCTAACTGCCGAAGAGCACTTTCAGCGTTAAAATGTGAGGGGTGTTCCGAATGAGTGAGTTTATGAAGTTCAATCCTAACAAGGAGAGTCTAGGTGATAGAGGCGCTGAGGCTCATACTCTTGAGTTGTTAGAATCTTACAACAACAGTGCGTATGCTTGGCAACCGGGTATGGTTAAACATTTGAGAGTTAGTAAATCATCTCTTAATGCACATGGTTGGTGTGGCTATTCTTACAAGATGAAATACATCTATCGTTTATCTGAGGCAGAGACAGAAGACATGGTAAGGGGTACTAACGTACACAATATTGTAGAATACTTTTGGGACTATGCGCCTGACAAGATAGATGAAACCTTGAGTCTTATCGACGATGGTAAAGAATTGTTAGCCAAAGACTTGATGTACAGTGTAATTCCTAAACCTCCTAAACCATATTTGTTAGGAGAAGAAGAAATTATACAGCAATGGTTCGATTGGCAATGGGATAGGTTTCTTGTAACTAGAGGTGTTAACTGGGCAGCCAAAGGTAACGAGGTATCTGCACACGCTCTAATTCATGTAGAAGTAGACGGTGAAGAATACCCAGTACATCTACGCGGATTCATTGATACTATCTTCTCTGATGGAGAAGGAGGCTTTGTATTGATGGAATTAAAAACTGGTAAATGGAAGCAGAAAAAGACCGCAAAGAAGATGCGAGAAGAAATGCAATTTTACAGGCTGATGCTGGATGAAGGGGAGTTCTCAGATTGGTTGCCAGTAACGCATTGGGCTTGGGAGTTCCCTAGAGGATGGGCTAACGGTGGAGATAAAGCCAATTGGGAAATAGAAGAGGTTGGCTCAAAGATAACTAGGTATGCACCTAGAACAGTACAAAACAAACTAAAGAAATTAGTAAAAGCGCACATAACAGACTCATTTGAGCCTGAACCATTTAACTATACAGATTGGAAAGGAAACGTAGTTTCTAGTTGCCAATTTTGTAGTTTCATGGAATTATGCCCTGCGTGGGGCAACAACTTAGACAGTCAAACAGAAATAGACATGGAGGACATAGAATGAAAGTATATAGAGAGACAGATGAGATAACAGCAATAAGAAGAACAATCAAAACAGAATTAACCAAATTGATTGATAGACCTGAAACGGAACTAACCGTAGTAGACGGTATGATAAAAGATGATTTATACAGAGTTGATATAGGTGAACAGATGACGTTACGAGCATTTACAGAAGAGGATGGAGTAGCCTCTTTTCCCGTAATAATAGTGACGTTAGATAAGCGAATATACAGGTCTTCATTTTGTCGTGACCAAGAGAATATAGAAATGCTTGCTACTTTGATATATGGAACGATAAACAATAAAATCAAAAGTCAAGGTCTAAACAAATACTGGTGATTGTGTGCCATTCATACCACTTGACTTTCCGAGGGAAGTCTTGGAATTAAGCGCTCATGGTGGTCATGGCGGGCGTTACCTTGTAAGGAACTGGGAAGAACTAGAAAGATACTGGAAAGGTAAAAATGGAAGCGGAAACGCTTACTTTACTGCTTACGGGTACAGACGAACTCAAGCGCCTAGACACCATAGAGCGGAATACAACACAGCCATAGTTAGACACTTTGTCATGGACTTCGACTGTAAAGACTTCAAACAGAAAGGTAAGAGCGTAGAGTTTTCTTTCATGCATGAGCAGGTAAAGAGACTACATCAGCATTTATTAGATAACGACTATCATCATTTTATTTATTTCTCAGGCGGAGGATTCCATATTTGGATTCCTTTTGAAGAGGCATTCCTCCCTACTGATGGATTAGAAGTTACTAGATTGAAAAGTGCAGGTAAGATGCTTATGATGAATTGGCACGATGCGTTAGACCTTTCTTGTAATGACCCGACAGTGGCATTTGATTTAGCGGGTATGATAAGGATACCCAACTCATACAATATGAAACGTGGATGTTGGTCTACACCTCTTACCTCAGAAGAAGTATTGACTCTTGAACATGAAGATTTGTTAGATTTAGCACAAGAGCCTAGAGGTGGGTATATACTTCTGGGAGAAAAACCGATTAAACTCGCACTACCTGAGAAAAAGACGGGCGTATTCGCTGTGAATAAAAAGAAAGTGGGTGATTTACCCACTATCTCATTAGGTAAGATACAGGTACTACCATGTCTAGCACAAGCGGCTTTAGGTGAGGGTAATCCTATCCATAGGGCTAGGTATCATCTAGCCTCATATCTAGCCCATAGACTAAGGTGGTTCTTTCCAATAGATAGAGTAGAGGAAAAAGAATTAGATAGCCATGTGGAACAGATAATTGAGATTTGTTCTGAACAAGGTTGGGCTGATTACAACGAAGATACTACTAGAATGCAAACAGAGAGTATAGTTTACAAAGGATACCCCCACGCCAAATGTAGCACTTTGATGGAAGAGGGCTTCTGCACAGGTAAGTGTAGATTCTACGATGGAACAGGAGAAGGATTAACATGAAACATATATTCAATTGCTTGCAATGTGGTGCTAAGTTAGGTACTAGAAACTACACTTCAAGAGGAAAAAGCATAACACATTTCTGTCAACGTTGTTTTAGTAAACCTACCGATGAACATAGATGTCACGGTGTAACAGCAAAGAAAGAAAGATGCAAATGTAGAAAAATAAACGGTAGTGATTATTGTAAAGTTCATAAAAAGAGGGGTATAATAGATGGTTGATTTAATTATAGATAGTAATGAAAGAGGAAAACTCTGCGAATCTATTATTCGCAAGGCTGAGAAAATAGGCTTGAGGATTGAAAGAAAGCCGTTAATAGTCGGTGATTATTTACTAGGCGCAGCGTGTGTAGAAGCCAAGTCTGTCAGCGATTTCTTACAATCATGTGATAGCGGCCATCTTTGGAAGCAATTAGACAATATGGATGCTAATTATGAACGATTCTTTTTACTAGTACACGGAAGTATATCGCAGTACGTGAAAATGACAAAGACATCGTACAGCAAAACGCAGAATAAGTTCTTAGGTCTATTAGCCCGCATAATGGCCGATTTCGACTGTCAGGTGATATTCACCCCTAACGTAAGTGAAGCGGCTCTATTTGTCGTTAAACTACACAATAAACTACACAAACCAGCGTCAGCACATGGCGCTCAAGCAATTCGTAGAGTAAGTACTAATGATGTGCGTAAAGATGTGCTACTCACAATACCCGGTGTGGGTAGTATAATGGCAGACAGGTTATTGAAAACTTGCGGCTGTATAGAAGAGATGATGTATGAAGATTCCCTAAAGAAAGTGAAAGGTTTGGGTACAAAAACTGCGAGAAAGATTGCAGAAGTACTCACTAGCGAACAACCTGTTCATGTGGAAAGGACGGTGTTTCGCTGATTGACTATATAAACCGAGATTGAATAGTCAGATATTCCGATGTATTATCTATACATAGTTACAATTATGTACTCTAGTATAGACGGACAATAGGAATATTCGGAAGGGTATGAAAAGGAGAGAAGAAGAAGATGAAGCAAGCAATTGAATATGAAGCAGTAAAGAAATACAAGATTTTTGATGGGTATATCAAACATTTTGGTAATGTATCGATAGATAACGACATCCCAGCGATGTTATCGTTTTTCTTCATACAGGGACAGTTAGCAGTCCCTTATGTGAGATTACCGTGGGGTGCAAGTCACCTAGACCCTAGAGTGCATTCTTTTTGGATACAGTCGAGTAGAACAGGGAAGAGCATAGCATGGGAGTTTGTAGGAGACATACTAGAGGACATAGGTGTCCCATCTGATATGTACACCTCAGGTACAGATGCTGGTCTACTAGGCTCTTTTCACGTAGAGAAGGACGATAACGGACAAGAGAACTACATACACAAAGAAGGACTACTATCAGGGCGTAAGGCGCTTAATTTTGACGAAGGCTCTATCATACTGAATCCAAGTACCCACAGTCAGCAAACCGTATTGTATCTGCAATCGGCGTGTAATCCGGTGGGAAGCAATAACAACAAGTTAGTTCTACAACAGAGAGGCGGAAGAGCAGAAATTGAATCGCTTGTTTCTCTATGGATTACAACTTATCCACCTGCTGGCGTGAAAGAGTATGTGTTGACGAAGGGTATCTTTCAGAGAGTACTTTTGTATTGGTCACACTGGGACATGAATAGAAGGAAGAACGTGAGTTTAGTGCGTTCAGAATCAGCATTGAAAGTGAAGCCTAAAATGAAAATTACATACGAGGATATAGTCAATTATTTCAAGGACTTGGAAAAGAGAATGAGAAATAAGGTATTGGAAGTTACTGAGACTTCTTTCGTAGAATGGGATGCTATGGATAGAGAAGAGCAAGAAACACTATTACAGGATAGCATGACATCTATATTTACAGCAGACGATAATACATTCTATTCAGCCTTTGCTCAATCTATTGATGAGTATTACGAACTTATGAACGGGCTAGGGCCGGGTATCAGTGACGTAGTGGCTTCGTTCATACCTGCTATGGAGAATTACACTCTGATATTCTCTGCGCATCTTGCTATGCTTGATGAAAAGTGGGTTATTACAGGAGAGCACGTATCTATGGCGACAGAGATATTATTCGATTTATTCCGTAACTTAATCTCATGGTTAGAAGGTGAGGTAGAGATTGGACCGAAGATTGCCGAGAGAGTGACACAGAGAAATAGATGGATTGTATCTACTCAGGCTTGTGAGACATTTGAATTGGGTAACAAGGGCGACAAGTGGATTAAGAAACAAGACCTAATGAAAGTATACACAAAACAGACTGGAGTTACTAGAGGCACTGCTTATGCTCACTTTGGTAAATGGGCGGCTAAGATGTATGAGAATACGAAAGATGGTACTATTGCGTATCTAAGGCTAAAGGAGGAAGTAAAAGATGCCAAATGAAATAAAAGTATGTAAAGAGTGTAGAGGGGTTGGCTCAGTTTTCTTTCAGAACGCTAGTGGTGAATATGATTGCGAACATTGTATGAGTTGTCTTGAGCAAGAGATAGAGGATATGCAAAAGGAATACGAATATGATATTGAAGTAAAAGATGAAGGAGTTGATGTATATTGATAAATAAAGAAGAATGGAAATGTGAAAGAGAAGGAAGCGGGTCATCAGGTATACCGTTGAAACACTCAGGTTTGAGTGAATTACAATTGATGGAACTAATCGCTCATCTAAGGGGCACATTAGAGGGCGCTATCTATGTGGAAGATGGTATACCACATTGGAAACTAGAACGAATCAATTGGGAACATGATAAAACCGACAAGGCATGGAATGTATTATTGAAGTTTCACGAAAAAGAATTGGAATGGCAAGCGATAGATGACGGGCAGATAGATTGTGATGTAGAAGCGGGTACGGTAGGCGTAGAAGGTGAAGAATAATGCTGAAATCGAATGTAAAGATACCATGCCCTTCATGTAAGGGCTATGCATCAGCCAATCTAAATAGAGGCACATGGAAATGTTCATGTGGTGATTTCGGGACGTGTGGTGTGAAATGAGCGACATAATGGCACTAGATATAGAAACGAGTAATTACTCATGGGAAATAGGCGGTTGGGATAATAAGGCATTGTTCGATGTATCGGTAGTCGCTACATGGGATGGCAAGGATGCACATATATTCACTAAAGAAGATGTGTTGCTAGATGGAGCGACCACACACAAGTTACACCCACGTGAACTTGGAGACCATATTACAGCACATGTGCAGAAAGGTGGTAAGATATTAGGTCACAACATAATAGGTTTTGATTTTCCTGTACTAAAGCAATCTTTGGATTGTTACGCAATCGGAGATGTAATGAAAAAGGCCGATAATGTAATTGATACTAAACTTCTTTTTCAAAAAGCGTCATTACCTTATGGTAAATTAGAAACAAACTTACAGTCTTTAGTTTCTCATACGCTAGGTAAGAGTAAGAGCATGAAAAGCGAAGATGCTCCTAAAGGATGGAGAGCAGGTAAATACACAGAAGTGTGTGATTATTGCGTAAAAGATGCGCAGTTAACGTATGACATATACCAATACGGTAAAAAGAATGGTATGTTAAAGTCGAGGTCTTTTGAGACTGGTGACATAATGGAGGTAGAAGTAGAATGGTAGAATATGACCCAAGAGAAGGTGAATTGAAAGTGGACGACACGACAGAAGAAGAGATATGGAAATTGAAAAAAGCGTTAGATATACTCTTTGGTATGTTGCAAAGAGGTAACAACTTAGCAGATATACAAAGAGTAGCAAATAAATTATCGAAGCAGGTACAATACCCTTTCGTATCTAAGGTGACGGAGGAAGAAGAATGAGAGATGTAGTGAGAGAGTTTGAAAGTGGTATGGCTAGATATAATGAAATGCTACTACGTGAACATCTTAGAGAGAAGGAGGAAGAAGAATGAGTGAAAGAGATAGTGAGACAACATTGAGAAATAACATAGACGCAGTAAAGACGATAGTAAGAACAGTCAAGACCACACTAGGTCCACTAGGCCGTGATAAGTTAATGGTTGATGGTGGTGGAAACACCATAGTAACCAATGATGGGGCTACTATACTGAGAGAACTAGACGTCGCTCACCCTGCTGGTAAAATGGTAATCGAGTGCGCTCAAACACAAGAGAGTCTATGTTACGATGGAACAACAACGTCTGTCGTACTCGCTGGTGAACTATTGTCTAACAGTGAAGGCTTGATGAATAAAGGGCTGCACCCTAATATAGTCTGTAAAGGTTATACTGAGGCAGCGAATATGGCGATAGACCGCCTAACTTATTTAAGCGCCTCGCAGCCCGATAATGATGAGTTCCTTATCCAAGTCGCAAAAACCGCTATGACTGGTAAAACACTAGATGCTGCGATTGATGATGTAGCGTCACTATGTGTACAAGCGGTAAAGAAAGCGGGTAATGCAGAGAAAGTGCGTGTGTTGAGTCTACCCGGTGGTGGGCTAAGAGATTCATATTTATTCAATGGCGCAATAGTGAATAAAGACTTGACTATTGAAAAAGAGATAGATGGTGAACATAATATAATTCTGTTGAATAGCGGCTTAGAGCCACAGAAAACAGATGAGAATATACAAGTGCAGTTAGACATGCAGGGATACACACAGTTCAAATCGTCAGCAAACGATGATTTACTTGAGCAAGCAAAATTAATTTTAGAGCAAATGCCCGAAGAAGGTGGAATGGTTTTTGTCAGAGATGGCGCTCTCGACCACGTGTGTACTTATCTACACAAACATAACGTTACCGTAGTTAGAAGATTACCTGAGAGCACTATGAGAGCGCTCTCATCGACACTAGGCATACCGATAGCCCAATCACCTTCTGATATTGAGTGTGGTGCTATGGGTAAAGTGAGTAGGCAAAGACATTACGATGTGAACTATTTGTTCGTAGAGGGAATGATTAATTCAGACCAATCTACGTTAGTTCTTAGAGGCGCTACTACAACTACTTTAGATGAGATAGAAAGAGGATTTGACGATGCGTTAGGCGTTGTCTCTCTTGTCTTAAATGGAGATGATATAGTGCATGGTGGTGGTAGCGCTTTCGCTAGTATGGCATCGTATTTACGTTCAGAAGCAGCGTCTGCTCAGGGTAGAAGTCAAATGGCAATCGAAGCGTTTGCAGACTCTTTAGAGATAATACCAGCCACTATTGCAGAAAATGGAGGACATGACCCTCTTGATTGTATACTTGCGTTACGACACAAAAACCAAGACGGCGCGTTTGATTACGGTCCTGATTTAGAAAATGGCGGAATCACCTCTATGTATGAATTAGGAGTATGTGAACCTATGAGTTTAGTCAGACAAGCAGTATTGAGTGCAACCGAAGTTACCACTGCAATCCTAAAGATTGACGATATGATAGCAAAGAAGGGCGCTTAAGATGGGTCGGTTGATGGATAGGCTAATTGTAGAGTGTCGTAACTGTAAACACAAGCATATCCCTCACCGCTTATCTGCTCGTTTTCATAACGAAGAGGCTAAGAGAATCCAACTGTGGAAGTGTAAAGAATGCGGTCATTTTTGGGAAGATTCTGTTTTTAAGTAGGAACATCAATATAGAAGCGCTTTACTTTTTACACTATGTTAGAAATGGTGATGCTAGAAAGTATTACCTCACAACCCATTGAAATAAAAACTGCTATTGTTCAAGTTAAGATTTTCTTTGCAATTGTTACTACGCAATTTATACATTTATTCTACACTCTAAAAACTGAGGTGAGAATATAAACAGAATAGATAAATGGTTTTGGTCTGTTTCTAATGACTTTTGGTTTTGGGTAGCGAAAAAAGGGGGGTTACAATGAAAAATAGAAAACACCACAATGGTGCTTGTAAAATGTGGCAAGCATTTATAGCAGAATCATTTGAAGATTGGGATTAATTATTGAGGTTGAGGTATAGACTCCCAATTGCCCATTGTAGTAACGTAATCTCCATATTTTTCGTACATTAATTCTTTGTATTGTCTCATGTTCATCGGATTATCTACTAACCAAGTATCAAACCAACCATAATCCCAATGACTATCTTCGGGTATTTCCCACGTTTCTATATCTGCTGTAATTAAAGTAAAGGTTTCATCTTTAGCACAATGTTCCCAAACTAAATCTATTACATCTTGACTGTTTTCTATTATAGTTACAGATGTTACATTAGGATTATCAATTAACTTTTGATGTACCATTCCTATACCTAATCCACCTATCAATACATCTCCTGTTGCATTATCCCAAAGTTGTTGATGTTCTCTATATTCAGCATAAGAATCTTGCATTATAGGCCAAGGACAACTTTCTTTAGTCAATACAGTATATTCTTCTGCTGTTTCATTCTTCATCATCAAATATCTTTCCCAATTATAATCAGTAGTTTGACCGTTAAAATGTCTAATTGCAAAGTCTCCCGAAGTTCCTTCCGGTATTATTACACGCTGTCTTATTGCCATTTTAATCATATCCATTCAAACAGTATACTAAGAGTATTTGCTACTGTACTACCTGCTGAATTAGTAGCAGTACCCGCTAAATTAACTATTATTTCATCACCCGATTCGGGATAAGTTATACCACCTCTACCCCCGCCAAAGGATATTACCATCGCTCTACCTAAGTTTGTGCTTGGTGGATTATATATTGCGTTTTGGTTGGTTGTTATTGTTCCCGTTAATGCTACGCTTGAACCTGTTAAAGATTGAGAACCAATTGATAATTGCCATGCAAATGAAGTAGCACCTGTGGCTCTAAGATACGCGCCAAAATGAGTAGTATATGCTGAATCACATCCTTCAAAAGCGGCAGGGTAAGCATTATTAGATGTATCAATTTGAACTGTAACTCTATCATTTATACTATCGCTATTAGTATCAGTAGTAAATGCACCACTAAATGTACCCTCTGCAAAACCGCAATTGTCTACATGAGATGAAAAAGAATTGTTAAAATTACCTGAAGAAGAAGTAGCAATAGAAACATTAGAAGGTACAGAAACAGGGGCAGCATAATACCCTTGATTAACTACACCAACAGCACCAATAAAACTCAATTTAATCACCCGATTTGTATCCAATTATTAGCAGTAACACAAACGAATGTAACCGCTTCATGGTCGCCTGTTGCAGTAACACTAGGCCAACCTGAAACAATAGAACAGTTAGAAGCATTTAATTGAACTGTTGCTGAACCACCTGTATTGTTAAAGATAGTATATTGAGTTCCTACTGTTCCACTTGCAGGTAGTGTTAATGAACCGTTAGTCCAAAAAACGTATGAACCTGTTTGTGCTAGTGTTAATGTTGTGCCACTTGATACTGCTACAACATTTGCTCTGCTTGTCATTTGACCGGGAATTGTTACTTCACCACTACTACCTATGGTTAATCTCGCTGTTCCACCTGTTGAGAATCCTAGTGTATCTGCCCCACCTCGATACATTCCTGTATTTTCATCTACCTCAAAAGTATATGTTGGATATGAAGCACTTCCGTTAGCCGAAGAAAGCAAAGTATTGTAAGATGTTCCGGCAAAATAAGCACTTCCAAACTTTTTACTTGATGAACCTAAAGTGTAAGTATTATTGGTATCGGGAATAATATTAGCATCTACTTCATCTCCCCAAGAATCACCACCGCCACCTGCGGCTTCTAAACCAATAGTACCTGCTGAATGGTTGTAAGTCATTACATAGTTATCTTGACCTGAACCTACGCTTTGGTCTGCATCAAGAGTAAAGTTTCCTAATGCAAGATTACCTGTTCCTTGCGGGGTTATGAACATATCAAAATTAGCATTACCTGTATCTTTCATCTTTGCCCCAATCACACCTGCAAGAAAACCTGAATAGTTCAATTCTCCTAATCTAAACTCTATTTGAGTTCCAAACCCTGTCGTTCTTGAACCGCTATTTAATCCATTTATGAATTGTCCTGAAGTTAAAACTTGATTAGTGCCACTGCTTTCTAATGTTGATGAAAATGGGTTAGCATTAACACTTTGACTGCTAACCATGAGAGAATTATTATTATTTGTTGTATCATAATTTATTCTTAATGAACCGCTTCCATTTGTGTTTATGTCTATATCTCCATCAGCCCCGTCTACCATTTTAATTTCAGAAGAGTTTGTTCCATTATTGGTTCGTAAAATTAAATCTTGAGTTCCTTTAGCATTAACATAACCTGCTGAGTTTCCATCTCCAACAGTTATTCCATATGGGTCTACTGTTAATTTTAATTGACCCGATGAAGTAATTCCTGTTGAACCATTTCCGATTCTATATATTCCTTGATTTGTTTGTGCGCTAAAACTTAATGCAGGTGCAGAAACACTACCGTTTGATAATTTAGCAACTGCACTAAATGTATTAACGCCACTAAATGTTTGTGTTGCTGAAAGGACAGCATCACCGCTACCTGCATTTGCGTCAACATAAGCCTTAATCGCACCGGATGACATTATATGGTCGTCAGCATCAACATGCTCACTTCCTATGTCAATATCATTGAAAGTATGCCCTCCGAGGGTTATACCTTCCGCTACTTTCAATCCTTTCTTTACTACAAAGTCTCTTTCTGTTCCCATTTATTCATCACCATAATTTCACTATCCATCATGCTCAAGGTTCTACTATCAACTGGGTTGCCACTAAACAATATGAATGTGCCCCGTCTGCGGTAGGTGTAAATCTAACTTCTATATTTGCGCTGTTGACAGTACAATCCCATGTACCTACAACTGCGGTTGTGTCTGTGTTTACTTGACCGTAATGTGTAAGGAAAGCGTTAGTACCATCGTGTGTAACTAATATCTCTCCAGCATCTGTACGGTTGTTATCGTCTTTCTTTATGTGGTATAGTATTTTAGCGGCCTTGTAAGTCGCTTTTGGTATAGAGAACAAGTTAGTCTCTCCTGTTATAGTTGCGCTGTCTCCTGACGCTGTATCTAAGATAGCAACTGCATCAACGCTGAGTTTAGCGCCTTGCAAAGCACCTGTTGACGTTACATTGTTTATGTTAGTGAGATTTCTACTAGCGTCTACAACAAGAGCCTCGCTTGCTGTAACTGTTCCTATTGAGGCAGTTAAGTCAAGATAGTTTAGTTCTGCGGCTGTCGATGTTACATTAGTACCATCAATGTCGAGCGTAGTTACTGAGATTTCACCAGCGACTGTTACTAGACCATTTGCTAATGTGATTAGGTCTGTATCGTTTGTATGACCGATTGTACTACCGTCGATTAACACATCGTCTATGTCTAACGACCCACCTGAGATTAATCCGGTAGTAGTAATCGTCGATGAACCAGTGTCTATTGTACCGAAGCCTGATGTTATAGAGCCTGAGTTTAGAGCGCCAACGGTTGTAAGGCTTGATGTGACAACTGCACCACCAAGTGTAGTAGCGTTTAGTACCTCAGTGCCGTTGATTTTGTATGTGTTACCTGTACCTGATGTATCTATGTCTACGTTAGATTGCCAAGCAGTAGTAGCGTGATTATATATCCATGCGATGTTAGTTCCAGCACCAGCACCATCTGTGTCTACATCTATTTCTACACCACTAGCATTTGCATTTGCGGTGCTATCATTACCCTTAGAAATAGTAATTAAATCATCTTCAACAGTTAATTGCGCTGTTGATATTGTTGTCGTCGAGCCGTTTACTACTAAGTCTCCCACAATTGTAGTCGTGGATGCAGCACCAGCACCGATTGTAACGTCTACTTGACCATCAGTAGCGTGCTCTCCTTCAAGAATCAAGGCTGCTGTTTGCGCTGTATTAGTGCCGTCGCTTTCTGCGATAAAGAAAGTTAGTTTACCCGCTTCATCTGTATCTGCTGATTCTGAAACTTCTGCCACTATACTTGCAAACGCTGTTTGATTTTGTCCTGAATCATCAGCATAGAATGAGATAGTACCTATATCATCTCCATCAGCGCCAGCAGCACCGTCGTCTGACTTAAATCTTAATTCTCCACCAGTAGTACCATCGTGTGTGTTTTGAATCGTAAGAGTCGGCTTTGCTGATGTGGCGCTTGAGATAACTACTTCGGGCGTAGTCATAGCAACTGCTGTTGTTGCAGTCATGTTTACCGCCTGAGCAGTTAAATCAATTATAGCATTTGAACGTAAATTAAGTTGTGATGCATCCCCATATATATTTTGATTTGCATTCCTAAATTGAAGTTGCATACCTGCGTTCAATCTAATCCCAGTGTCCGGTATATGTGTGAGAGTTACATCCGTGTCTGCACCAAAACCAAGAATTGCATCGTCTGAAAGTAGCGTCATGTCATCGCCAACGGCAACATCGTCTGTGGTCGTCAATGTATCAACAAAAGCGTCTTTCCACCTAATACTTGTTGTACCGAAATCTACATCACTATCTGTTTCGGGTCTAAACACCCCATCTGCAAGAGTAAGTTGAACAGCGTTTGCTGCCTTGAAATCTATCTCGTCAGGAGTACCGAAGTCGATAGCCGTTTGTGCATCTTCTCCGATAATTAAATCAGTAGCGTGAATAGATGTAATTGTAGTTTGAGCAGCCTCTACTGCGATAGTAAAGTCGCCTGTCGAGCCGCCATTAGCACCGCTAATACCGCCACCAGTTGTCAGAGTTTGGTTTGCATCTCCGCCCGCAGCACCCGTTACCCAAGAAAGCACACCTGCGCTTGTTGATTGTAGAACTTTATCAGCGTTAGGTGCGGCAACTGGTAAAGTGTAGGTAGCACTTGCTGATGCACTTGGACTACCTTTGAAAGCAGTAGTCTTGTCAGTATTACTAGTAAATACCAATTGACCATTGTTTTTGTGTATGGTTACAACACCATTTGGTTGCACATTAAAAATAGAGTTAGCGAGTATCATTGGATTTTCTGGGTGTTGGTCATTATTACTAGCATTTGCATATCCTATTTGGTCATAATTATCTGCAAAGTAACCTATCGTAAATATATCAGCAGTTCCTGACATCCTACCAGCAGCAAAAGTGCTACCAGTATCAGCACCTGTACCAACAGAAAAAACGACTGCTTGGCCGCTTATGGTTACGTCTTCAGCATTTTCTAGTATCACTGAATTACTCATACCGTAATAACCGTTCCATGAACCAGCAAGGTCATCATTTGCAATGTCGGAATATAATCTTAATTCAGAATACTGATTACCAGTATCGCTATTTGCTGTCCCGGTTCTCGAACTACCATTAATTTGCACATGACTAGTAGCCTCTTTTGCACTACCGTTGATTTTTGCGTGTCCGGTGGTCTCAAGCGTACTGACTTTGGCAGTACCCTGTGCAGTTACCCCTATGTTTGTACCATCTATGTTCCCTCCATTTATATCGGCGGTAGGTATAGTGGCTACACCTGCCCCAGTTAATGTAAGCGCAGTAGTGAGAGTAGTGGCTGTTGTACCTGAACTTCCTCCACCACCTCCTACTTTGAAAACCATTTCTCCGCCGAGAACGTTACCTGTGGAAGTACCTGCTTCAAAGATGAGGTCTCTACCAGTTTGGTTAGTCCCTGAGGTTGGCGCTATTGATATTTTATGATTAGAGGTTTTCTCAAATTGTAAATCTTTACCTAATGCAATTAATTCTCCATTGTTAGTGGTTGTAAACTTCATGTATGAGTTAGAGCCTTCGGTGATGTTCAACGCATCAGCAAGGTCGTCTCCAAGAGTCAATTTCGATGTGCCTGTGTCAGCACCACTAAAATCTATATTGAGACCAGTCCCTGCTGCATCGACGCTTATGCTGTCTGCGTTCAAGTCTCCTACGTTGGTGATGTTGTTGTCACCGAGACTTAATGCCCCAGCGAGTGCTGTAATTGTAATTGAGCCAATTGTGCCACCGTTAATCGCATCGCCGCTAATTTGGTCGGCTGCAAGAGTCAAAGTTCCACCCGATACGTCGAGTGTTTTACCGCTACCTACTGTAATGTCAGCAGCATCAACTGTACCGCCATTAATGTCAACCTTAGAAATAACTACTGAGCCATCACCGTGAGGCGTGATGTTAATATCGTGGTCGCCTGATAAAGTTGAAATTGTAGAGCCGTTAATTTTTAACGGATTACCTGACGCTGGTGTACTCTGTAAAAATCCAGCCGTTAATAAGATGTCTCCATCGGTTAACGTCAAATCTCCGTCGTCTATATCTAGTCCTGTTTTTACTGTAAAATTACGTGCTGTGCCCATACTTTTTCACCTCCATTATATTGTTAATGCTTGCCACGATACGCGCACCGTAACATCTTTGTTGGCTACCGTAGGGGTGACCACCAATTGAATGTATTGGCTATCTCCAGCCCCCGTAACGCCTGTTTCATACGCCCCTTGTTGTGTGGCGCTACTCGTTACTATCCCATATACGGATAGATATACGTCACCCGTAACAATGTTAGTTCCTGTGTTTGTAGTACCGGAATGCGTAACAACCATCTCAGCCGTTTCAAAGACAGAATCTGTGGTGTTCTCAACTGACACAAGTAATTTTGCAGCCTTGAACTTAGTTCTCTGATACAGGTTTACCGTAACAGCAGATAAGCCGCTACCTGTACGACTACCTGTGCCATAACCGAAACCTAACTCGCTTACTTGGAATGGAGCATCGGGTGTGCCTTGTAGTACTCCTACTCTATTGTTAGTAGAGTCTGTCTTTAGTAGATTTGCAGACGATTTTACAACCAAATCAGTAGTATCTAAATTATCAGCATACACATTAGCCCATCTGAGAGGAGTAGAAGCATGAGTTGCTCCTAGATTTAGTGCACTGTCACTACTAGGTAACCAATGTTGATTGACTTTGAATCCTTCTAAAGTAGCATCTGAGGCGTGATTACTAAAGAGAATACTTTTGTCGCTGTCAGATGACTTGACGATTATACCCGCACCGTCTACTGAGGCATCATCTCCTTCTGAGCCACTAGGCGAATGTGCTAATTCTATTAGTTTGTCATCGACTTGTAGTGTTGTAGAATTAATTACTGTGTTAGTACCATTTACAGTTAAATTACCTGTTACAATCAGGTTCTGTCCTACTGTAAGCGCCGCATCACTTGGACCTATTGCAGTTATAGTAGGTTGTGAAACGTTAATACCAATTACCGCATTAGATGCAGTTAATCCTGTACCTGCAAACAATGTCGCTACATCGTCTATTGATTCTTTTCTTGTTGGGTCTCCGGTTTCTCCTTCATCAGAGATTGCGATGTAATCGCCCGACGCTATTTGTACTTCTGTAAGCCCGTTAATGTCTATTGTTGATGCACCACCTACCATTTGTACAGCAGTTGCACCGAACTTGAGTACATCGTTAGTATCGTCATACCACAAGGTTCGTGCATCCGGTCCTGAACCAGCAGGGTTGCTTGTCACACTGGCTTTGAGTGCTATACCACTAGCATCGGTAAGAAGTCCAGCCATTGTAAGATGTACGGTGTTGAGTGTGTCGCCTCCTGTAAAAGTAAGGTCTGAATCGTTGGAGAATGAACTACCGTCACTTATCTGTATAGCACCTGCTGAACCACTTGCACCTACTGCTGATGATGTTGCGAATACTTTCACCCACGCTGAACCATTGTAAACGAATATGGCAGAGGATGCCGCATTAACATTACCGTCAGTATCAGAGCCATTACTCAAACCATTAGGGTCAAATACAACTATGTTACTATTTCCTGTTGCAGCATTGTTAACTATAATCATATGACTTGGAGGAAATGTACCAGTGGGTGTTAAATTAATAGTACCGCTAGGTGTTGTATTGAAAATATTTGGACCATCAAATCTAACATCCTGTGCTGTATTTATTATACTAATTTTGTTTGGACCGATTCTGTGTGTTCTTCTCGTACCACCTTGTTTACCGCTAAAGTACAACACGTGGTCTCCATCTGTACCGTCTGTACCGTAACTGTATGACATCCACATGCCACCAAAGTTAGATGATGATAGTCCCCCGACTTCATCTCCACCACCATGCATACCGTCAAGGTCTGCCGTTGAGTCAATTCTACCTGTTTGGTTACCAAGAGAACCAGTAGTCATTGGGCTGAAATAAATAGGGCTAGGTTTTACGAATGTACGTACATCGTATACTTCGGTTACTTCCATATCTAAATCTCCAGCACTCGCATTGAAAGTACATTTCACAACTGCAAGGGCTGTGCTTTGTTTAGATGCAAGGTTCAGGCTACCATTTAGACCACTTGTATCACTTAGGAAAGCCTCAGGTGTTACTGGAAAACCGCTAGATACGGGAGAACCCTGTTCTATGTGGATACCATATCTTGGAGATTCCGTGTCACTACAAGCATAAACAACTAACAGACAAGTTTGACCGCTAGTTAACGCAGATGTACTACCTTCGATAGTACTCTGTTGTAGTGTAATGGTGTGCGTTGCACCTGCGGCTATGTTACCAAAAGGTATGATTAACCCGTCTAATACAGCATATCCGCCTCTTACTACGATAGAGTTAGTACCGTTATCAGAAACAAATCCGGGGCTTGTAGCCTTAGCGTTTCTATTGCTATCGCCTGTTGCTGTATCTTCATACATCAAGATTCCATTACCGTGTATGCCTTCAAATAAATTAGTTAAAGATGGAGAGAGAATATAATCTCCATCAGTCAATGTTGTTGTGTGCCCTGAAATGACGTTTTCTACCATAATATCACTTTACCTCTATCATTAATTGGATTACTACTTCGTTTGTCGATGTCTTCTTTATCGGATTGAAAACATGTCTTGTAATAGGGGTGAATCCGCTTGAACCCCTTAATTGCACGAACACTTCTTTGAGCGTTTCGTCGAATGCGTTTGCTGTTGTTAAATTACCTTCTACAAGTAATGTTGAATTATCCATAATGCGTACAGTAGGCGTTATTGTTATCGCTGGTCTACCAGCACTACCATCGCTACTTGTAGCGGGTGTACTATCAAAACCAATAACCATTTCATTGATGTTATCTGCTATTGTTTCTATCACTAATCGTTTCAAATGGTCGTTTGCTGGCATTATGATTCCCCCTCTATTGTTGTAGATTCTTTTTCGATGAGTCCGATAGTTTCATTGTTCCCACCTAATACCCCTCTTTCGCTATTTCGGCCAATTAAGAAGCCAGCGTGCGATAGTTCAGTAACTGTAATTGTCGGTGTTACTATTATTTCTAGGCTATCAAAGAATGAAAAGTTCTCGTCTGTAATTTGGTTTGTCTTATCCGGCCTTCTCTTAGATGATGATGACACACTTCCACTTTCTATACCCTGTAAGACTCCTTCTAATCCCGATTCAACGCTGAGGAAAGTAAAATCACTCAAAGCGCTACCTGCTCTATGTTGTGCTTCCAGTATAGTCAATCTTTTACCATCATATTCTATTATATCGCCCGGTCTCGCATCCCATAAATTAGGATGTCCTCTAGATTGTAGTGAGCCTGTTGTAGACGCATTTGCTTTCAATATCTGCCTTGCAACTGTTTTTGCACGCGATATGCTTGTAATAGATTCATCAAATATAGGAGTTACACTTTCTAGTACATCTGTATTGTATTTACTTTGTTGTCTACTTCTATCGTCCATTGTAAGAATCAAGTCTTCATTTAACGCTATTTGTTTACCTTGCACTGTAACGCGATTTTCTATATTTTCAATAGGGTTAGTTTTCTTCTGACCAAAGCGTATGTTACCTGCTATTTTTCTACTCACGTCTGCATGATTAAAAGGTACATAATTTAACACACCGTATCTATTCATCATAGTCACACGATTGTCATGTCTAGAAACAAAGCGTAAGGCTGTAATTAGATTAATGCCATAGAAATCAGACGCTAAGAATGTATTACTTACCTTACGTCTATTATTGCTACCTCTAGTGGTTGTAATGTGTGAACCAGTCGTTACCGCAGTAATTGCATCAGGCACATTTTGTGCTAATCTAACCGCTAAATCAGTAGTTCTAAATCCAATATCTATACCTTGTGCAAGATGTACTCTTTCATCTCTGAAACCTATATCTTTCAAAGTCCGACCTTTCATGTTGCGTAAATCTAATTGTAGACCATTGCTGGTAGAAGTAACTGTACTCTTCATAATTCGGTCTACTGGGTTATCTTCGCTGTACAATAAATCTGTAACCGTGTTTTTACCATTACTAGACCATACATCGCTTTTCAGCGAATGCCCGTCAGTTTCAGTATGCGTGATGATAATACTAGATTCAGATTCAACTAAAGAATATGTACGCTCTGTTGCTAAATCGTAATTATCAGCGTTTATCGCTTCAATAGTAACTCTAGTCTTACCTGCACTTCTTGGCTCTACTTTTGCGTAATGTACAGCGTTATCTACAAACACTGGTTGTCTAATATCGTTCATTACATTTGTCAAGGTTTCATCAAACCTACCTTTTGACGATTGAATAAGACCCATCACGCACCATCTCCGCTATGGTCTGTGACATTAAAGTCCACATCACCTTTGTGCCCTTTATTGTGTAATGACTGGCTAAATCTAGGTTTTACAGCAAAGTCACTTCTCTTGAGTTCATCGTCTGTATCTTTTTCTTGTCTTCTTCTTGCTGCATCCGAGCGATGATGTTGTAGTGTGTTTTCACTTATGATAATTCTAGATACGCTAGTTTTCAAACTTGTATTATCAAACCCACTTACGCCCGTACCTAACAATTTAGGACCAAAACTAGTAGGCGTGGTGAATGCACCAGCGTGGTCGAATACGAATATAGGGATGTATGGACCATTACCATCAGGTATGCTTCTACCAGTTGGTAGATTTGCAGTAGGTGCTCTGCCGTTTTCTACTTCGTATGTGAATATACCATATTTACCACCCGATGTTGCGTGTAGATAATTTTGAGTGTATTGAGGCGAGGCACTATTCAATGAGTTATGTATGCGATATACTTCCGTGTGTTTAGCATCTAAGACTCTCACAGGTCTAACTAAGAACTTTACAATGTTATCATTCTCATTATTTCTCACACTATCTGTATTGTATTGGTCAACGTCTTGGTAAGGATTGCTAGTATCATTGCTACCAGTCAAGGATGCGACACCCCAACCAGTATCATCGAACAAACCAGCATAACTCTTTGTCTCAATTATGTATGAACCACCGTATGGTCTGAACACATTAGTGTGTGAATATCTATGTACAGCAGAAATTGTAGAGCCAGCACTCTGCCTTGCAAATCCTATTATTGTATAATCTGCATTTGCTAAACTACCTTCAACTTGCATTGCACCTTCTAGTATAACTCTCTGACCTACATTTCTATCAGTGTGTAAACTATGTGCTTCTGTGTTGATGACTACGTGATTCTGTTCTATACCTTCTACGACTTGTGCGTCTATCCCTATTCTTGGGCTAGTACGTGAAATGACATCTTTGTGTACGCTTGTACCGACTATCTCTTCTATTCTATCGCTGACTGTTGCTTCCGATTTTAGTAGCCCATTATCATCTATACCAAGTTTAGAACTGATGCCCCTCTTGACTTCATCGGCTTGCAGTACAGCGTTACGCGGGCGTAACAACCCATCTCCGAACAATGGTTCAGCAGTATTATGGCTAAGAACTACACCTGTTTTGTGCACTGGTGTTGACAGTTCTGTGAGTATTTCTT